GTCAGGTAGCCGATCTCACACGAGATAACGGCACGCTGCGCGCCAAAAACGCCACGCTGACCGACGCCATTGGCCGGCAGAACGCGGCAGTGCAGCGCCTTGGCGAGGAGAAAGAAGCCGCCGAGCGCGCAGCCGCAGCGGCCGCCGCCAGCGCCGACAAGTACGCCAGTCAAACGACGGTGCTCATCAACAAGCTGCGCAGCGCCAAGGCGGCCACCTGCACGGAGGCCATGCCGCTCGTGCGCCAGACACTGGAGGGGCTTAAATGAAAACCGAATGGAAGATTGCCCTGTTCGGGCTCCTCGTGCTGTTGCTGGTGTGCTGCACCGGCTGCACGCCGTGGCACAAGCCAGAGCCCGAGGTAGTGGTGCACGAGGTGCAGGTGCCAGTGAGCGTGCCGTGTCTGAAGGACGTGCCAGCCGTACCGCAATATGAGTACAAGGCCGGCGTGACGGACAAGTCGGATGGTGAGGTGCTGCTGTTGCTGTCCCGCGATTTCGCCACCGCGCTCACGTACGAAGCAAAGCTGCGCGCCAGCCAAGCAGGTTGCAAAGAAATGGCCGGGACTAGCCCGGCCAAGTAAGTTCTCCTGTGGTGTGCTCTGGGAGAGGGGTTGCCCCGGCGTGGTTGGCCGGGGCTATTTTATTTGCTGAACCAGAACGTGATGGCCAATGCCAGGCACATGGCAGCAAACAGCATCTCCACCAGCGCGATGAGCGCACTGGCCTTGGCGATATCCACATACGGACCGATGTCCGAAGGTGGAATTTGCCGCGTGACGGCCAGCGCCCCCAGCCCCTGCTTCAGCGTACCGAGTGCTATGAACGCCCGCCAGAGGAAACATCCGAGCCATACGGCGGCTACCACTAGCATGTACTGCATTTGCGGCTCCTAGACATGTCATTCGGAGCCAGTTACCCGGCCCCGTGGTGGGTTAGACGTCGCCTTCCGGCCGGGCCACGGCACGCACGGCGAACATCACGGCTTCCTGCACGCGCTGCTTTGCCATGGCATTCCAGCGGGCGGATTCCAGGCGCTTGGCGTGGGCGGCTTCCAACATTTCCAGCTTGGTGCGAACTTCCTGCTCCAGCGGCCGGATGCGCTCCATACGCCGTTCGTACGTAGCGTCTTCCGATTCGCCTTCCAGTGCCGGCAGCTCGGCGATGATGGCCTGCACTTGGGTGTTGAAGTCTTCCTGCAGGAGCTTCGCTTCGCGGTCGGCAGCCGCGTCCTCAGCCTCGTACAGGTCGAACACCTTGTGCAGCAGGCCAACAAACGTGCTGCCGCCCTTCTTGAGCAGGTTGATCAGGTTCACCTCGTCCGCGCGCAGCGTGCGGTACCCGTTGATAGGCGCCGGCGTGAACGTGATGCCGAGGTTCTCGGGCACCTTGCCATGCTCGCCGTGGTTCGCGTCTTCGATCAGGAGCTTGGTCTGCTCGATCACAGTCTGCATGTCGGAGGCACAGGTGGCCGTCATCGCATGGATGATGGCTTGGCGTGCGTGTTCGTTTTTGATGCCGAGGCTTTGCGTGAGCAGCAGCGCCGCCTCTGCGCCTGTGTGGTTGCGGTTGCAGATGCACCACCCCGGCGAGACAGTCTCGATCTCGATCGCGCGCTCCATATAGTGGATGGCCTTTTCCAGCCCCACCGTGTCCTGCTCCTTGCGGCCGAAGCGGGCGATGTACTTGGTGGCGCAGCCGGCGAACCAGCCGTAGCCGAATTCCGCCTCCATAGCGTGCCAATGCTGGTAAGTGGCTTTGTAGTGGTCGCCGCCCACTTGGCGGTCGCTCGCTTCGAGTGCTTGTTCAGTCATGTTGACTCCTTGGTTAAATACGACCATGCAACTGGTCGAGGTTGAGAAGGATGTGACCCACCGCATCGTCCAGCGCGTCGATGGGCTGCGTACCCGGACTCAGCAGCTCCATGACGTATGCGCGGAAGTTGCGGTAAGCCGCGTAAATGAGTCGGTTGCCGCGCTGGATTTCCTCCGAGCAGTACAGCAGGCCCTCCAGCGCGTCGGCGTACTTGAGCACCGTGGCTTCCCAGTTTTCGATCTTCGGGAGATACAGTCCGTTGTACGCCATGGCTTCGGCTTCGATAGCGTCCACTTCTTCCCGAATGCCGAGCGCCCGTTTGGTGGGGCTGGGGATGTCGCCAAGCGCGTGCTCAGCGGCGTCGTGGGCCAGCGCATGCAACAGCAAGCCAGCCGACACTTCCCGCCCGGCCATGCTGCACAGATACCAGCACAGCCACGCCACCGAGTAACTGTGCTCCCCAGTGTTCTGATGGTGGATCACGTGCTCAGTGTGGAACCGCCGCACCTGCGCGCTGCGGCGCAGGAACGCGAGCAGTTCCATGCCGGTTTTGGCCCCGTTGATCGTGCCGTCCAGCGCGTAGCGTTTTTGGGCGGGGCTCATACTTGTGCTCCTGCCTTGTCGACGCGACGCTGTACCCACTGATAAGCCGCGCGGTGCCAGTCCACCGACAAGTTTAGCTCGCCACCGCCTTTTGGCGGCGCATCGGCCAGATTCGTAGCTTTGAAGTTCTCGTAGTAACGGAACATGGGCGCAAACACTTTGCGGAAGAAGATGGTGTCGTACGTCTCGGGGTCGCAGTACTCCGGGCTACCGTAGCGCAGCAGCCTAGCCATGACCTCACAGTCTTTCAGAAAATACCGCCATTCTTCCTGCGTCGCCAACAACGGCCACGGCTCAACTTGCATGGCGGCGTACATGTCGTCAGCCACGTAGCCGTCTTTGCCCAGCAGGCGCTGTACATCCGGCCGATCGGTATAGATGTGATAGTTGTTGCTGAACTGGTACATCTTGCCGAGCGGTAGTTTAGCGGCGCGCGCCACGAACTCGTGCAGCACGCTGAAGTGCACCGCGTTGGCGCCGTGCGCACCCCACACCGCGTCATTGCTGCGGCAGCACACGGTCATGTCCAACAGGCCGGCTTTGTTGGCGTCGAAGTAGATGTGCGTATTGCACGGCACGTCCTTGCTGCCCTTGATGGCCTTGTCCAGATCGCCGATCTCTGCGTAGGCGGATTCGCATCCGGTGTCTTCGTCGAACACCTTGATTTTCGTGCCGCCGTCCCACATCGCCAACACCACACGCCGGCTGCTGGGGTTGTTGCGCAGCTCTTGAATAGCCGTCATCAATTGGTCGTTACCGAAATGCCAGCGCCAGCGGTGGCCGTACGCGCCGTTGAGCGTCTTGCCATCGTCACTGAAGTCAGCCATGCGTGGCACGAACCGTGTCAGGGACTGTGTGTCGTTGGCACCGGCCAGCATCCAGAATGCTTCCGCCAAGTGGAAGAACGGGTTGGCGTCGCGCAGGCCGCTGAACAGCACGCGCTCCGTCGGGTTGCGTGTGACGGTGATCATGGGCCACGGCGCCACCAGCACGGCACCGTTGCGGCTGTCGGACTTGATGCCGTGTTGCTCGAGGATATTCAGCCCATCCTCCAGCGCGGTGTTCACATTGCGTGCGTTGATTCCCAGCATGTCAGTTCTCCTGTGGTTTGTAATGCTGTTTCGGTGTGCCTTCGCCGAGTTTAACACGCATATACTTGTCAAACTCACACAAGCAGTTTTGCAGATTCTGCGCGGTAATGTTGGGGAATCGTTCGCGCAGCAGAACCATGCTGACACGCCACAGGTCCTCACGGAACGGCGCATCGGTGGGGCGGCCCAGCAGACGGTTCATGCCGCGCCGGCTGCCGGGGCCGCTGGCTGCCCAAGTGCTGAAGTCCGGCGCCTTGTGCAAATGGCCGTGGTCGTCGTACTTGATGTCACCCACCACCTGCGCCGCCATGAAGCTGCCCATACCGTCGAACTGCACGAGCCGCTTGTGGAAGCTGTCCAGCGTGTCGCCGGCGCGCGGGCGAACTTCCGCACGCTTGCCCCACAGCGGAGTGAGTACGTGGCTTGCCAAATACTCCACCTTGTCCATGGCGCGCCCATTCGTACTCACGATGTACGCTGCATTGAACAGCTTGTGCCCATCAGCACGACGATCGTGTAGAATTTCCACGAACATAGCAGGCGTGAATTCAACCACACGGCGGCCGCTGGGCTTTTGCTTACGGAACACGGCCGGTTCCACAGCCCACAGGCTGGCCGGCAGGTTCAGCAGACGCGCCACGGTCATCGCAAACCACAGATCTGGCTGACCGCTATACGGATCCAGCCACATGGCGTGAATTTCGCGCGTGACACGGTCGTCGTTGCGATCGACGTTACAGAACCGATAGGTTGCGAGAATAGGGTCCTTGGTCCACGGCTGCGGCTGGCCGGCTTCCTTGCGCTGACGGATACGCTCGCGCTCTACGATCCAATACTGGAGCACCTTGAGTGCCTCCTTGTTGAATTCGCTCATATCTTCCACTCCTTTTTAACGAACTTCACGATGTCTTTGAGCTGGTCCTTCAGTTGCTTGTATGGGTCTTTCGACAACCATAGTTCGCGCTGCTCCTCCGCCATACGGGTCAGTTCCTTGTTGGTCATGCGCAGGCGCGTCGCAACGTGGTTGGCGTTATTCACCGCGAACCGCTCCCAGCCCTGGAGGCCGGCGCGATCGTAAGTAGCGGCGCCGGCTGCATCCAGCCACAGCACGGTAAGAGGAGTACTGAGTACTTCGTAAAATCGGTTCGCCAGAGAATGGAAGGCCGTGTTGCTTTCATCGTCGGCCACGTAAAGGCTCTGACGATACATCGCAATTTCCGGTATGACCGCGCTGTAGCCGAACGTGTTGCGGTTGGTAGGCACGTAACGTGCTTCACCTTTGGTCGGCCCGCGCAGCTGCGCGTTCGGCGCTATTAGTTCCCATTCCTTGGCCGTACGCGCGTTCAGGTTGCTCGCGCCGATGGTGACCGGCGCGTTGGTACCCAGCAGTTCGATCAGACGCCGCACGCGCCCTGCCCGCAGTGCGCCGTAGTAGAACAGCCCGTTGTTCATTTCGAACAGTCGCTCGCCATTCTGGTGCCAGTCTTTCGGCATGGGGGCGTAGGTAAGCGCATTCCAGTTGAAGTACTCGTCATACTCGCAACCGGGCACCTGCTTGTCCTGCCGCTTGGCGAGTACGTCAATGCAGGTAGACCACAGATGCACATGCGGAATCTTGTGGAACTCCGCGCGGAACGGCGTCTCCGCCTTGGTGGGGCGACTGTAGGCTTGGTTTGGCGGCAGGGTGATAGTGTAGTCCTGCTGCACCCACACCACCCGGCGCACACGGGGCAGCAGCCGACTGCCCATTTCGTCACGGAAGCCACAGAACGCGATGGGGCCGTTCACGAAGAATACGGTGACGTCCCGGTGGCCGGGCTTGTCGTCCGGATGGCCGCTGATACAGTGCAGAAAGAAGTCCAGACTCACCGCGTCGTCAATAAGCGGCACACCCATGGTTTCCGCCAACCATCGCGCTACGCGGGCGCTGGCTTGCATGCTGCCTTCCACAGGCGTCAAATGCACGACGCACGTGCGGAACATGTGCACGCCGATATCTTTTTCTTTCATGGTTTTCTCCCGGGTTCAGAGTCGGCCACCAGCTTCTCGTACGGCACGCCGTCGTAAGTATCTTCATCCACGTTGTGTTTCTTCTTGGGCATGAAGAAGTTAGCCGGCAATTTGCCGATGCGATAAGCATCGTCATCGTTCAGCGCGCCGATCCATATCTCACGTAGAGTTTCGCGTGCGTAGTGTGTCACGGGGTCTACGGGCGGGCGCGGCTTGCGGAACCGTCTGTACAGCCGCTTGAGGAAAGCGAACATAGTGTGCTCCTTTAAGTAGGGTGGCGTTATTGTAGCTCTACTTTTTACCCTTCGGCATCCACGGCTGGAGCACGATGGGCGTGTAGCTGGCGCCGCGCATGGCCTGCTTCAGCGTGGCTTCGTGCGCCGCTGTGGGTAGTGGCAACGTGCGCTGGCCCAGCTTGTCCGGCAGCAGACCGAGGCGATACGTCTCGTGGTCGCAGCCATCGCACGGACCGAAGTCGCGTTGACCGTGGTACAGCTTGTGTCGCATGGCGTCGAATACCGCACCGTGCCAGATTTCTTCGATATCTTGCTTTCTGATGTCGCCAGCCTTCAACGTGCCGGTCCAGTCAATGCAGCAACCAGCCACCTTGCCATCCCAACGGATACCCATCTCGCGGAACGGTTTGGCACAGCGTACGCCGCGCTTGCTGTCGTTGGGCGCGCCGCCGTAGCCCGCATGGTTGTTGATCTTGGCATGGCTGCCTTCGGTGGCCTTCTGTATGTCCTCAATAACGATCAGCATGCGGGCACGCTTGGGCCAGCGCCTGTGCGGGGACCACTCCAATCCGTCCTGCGGGTAGCGCTTGACCGTAACGCCACTGGCGGCCAGCTCCTCCACCATGGCGCGCTCCAGCACTTTGGGCACGATCTTGACGGCTTCGTAGTCATCCAGTGCCAGTACGTTAAGCCCGGCATCGAACAGGGCGCGGATTTTGTTGGCCGTATCCTTGAGGAAGCCGCTGCCGTTGCTGGTCATCATCAATTGGTGGCGCGGCAGGTGCTGGCGCATGGCAGCCACGATCTCCAGCATTTCGGGATTCAGGCTCGGCTCGCCGTGCATAGCCATCTCGATGCGGCAGTTCCAGCCCGCCTCCGCCACCTGTTGCGCAAACAGCCGGGCGGTCTGCGTGGTCATGAACTTGTACGGGCCGCCCGCCTTCTCCCGGATGCCGTGGATACCGCAACCCTCGCAACGGAGGTTGCAGCCTTCGGTCAGCTCGACCTGAATGCAGAACGGCGGATCTTGTACGTATGGTTTTTCCTTGGGCATGATGCCTTCTCCAGAGACACAAAGACCCCGCGCTATGGCGGGGTCTTTGCAACGGCGCTACGGCCGGGCCGATGTGTCAGAGGGCGATGTAGCCCTGGTCCACTGCGAACTTGACGTCCACCGCCTTGACGGTGTGGTTCTCGTCCACGACGGCACCCAGCGCTTCCTTCACCGGCTTGCCGACGAATTCGAGGATCTTCTTCATCAGCGCTTCGCGCACGGTACCTTCACGCACGGAGCCTTCCAGCTTTTGGGCGCCCTTCTTCACCTTGGCTTCGAGGTCAAACGACGGCGGGCGACCCTTGCGACCACCGCCGCCTTCGGCGCTCGGTGCCTTGGCGGCCTTCGCGGGCGTCTTGGCCGGAGCCTTTGCGGCGGCTTCCTTGGCAGCGGACTTCAGCGCTTCGACAGCCTTGGCGTTGCCCTTGGCGGCGGGCTTCTTGTCGGCGGGTGCCTTTTCGGCCTCCACTTTGGCCTTCACGGCGTCCTTGATGAACGAGGACTTGCCACCGGTCGGTGCCTTGGCGTTGGCCTTGGTGGCGGTCTTCTTGGCGGCCGGCTGGCCCTTCACTTCTTTTGCTGCGGTCATGATATGCTCCTTCAGGGAAATGTCGAATTTTGCGTTGGCGAGTATCGACGTCAACTCTTTTTGGTATATGCGAGAACGAATTATACCGGATGTTGCTCCGTTGTAAAGCATGCCCGCGACTCTGACAGGACAGCTCTCCAACACGGTGTATCGTTCTTGCACTACCCCTGTTTTTTGTTGTAGTACATCCCCCGCGATGTTTATCAAAACGACGGTGCCTGCGCCGGCCATACGGGTAGCAATGGCCGTACCTGCGCCGTCCCACAGCACGCACGGCAGCTTCATTTCTGTTGCTCCTTGCGGTGTTCTTCCCAACGTGCGGCGGCGCCGACCAGGATGCGCTCAGGCCGTACCTTGCCCCACTTGGCGAGCGGCTTGGCTTCCCGCAGCGCGGCCTGAAAGTCGGCAGTGTTACCGGAAAGCAGCTTCTCGCCCCACTTGCGCCAGAATGCCCGGTACTGCTCGTTGAATTCAGACTGCGTGCGGATTGCCATGTTTCGCTCCATTAGTTGAGTGCACTATACACCTTGCGCGCGTTTCCGTGCGGCGCGCTTCTTGGCCTCGATGTGCAGCATGTTGGCCGCGAACAGCCGCTCGTTGGCCTCCACATCGTAGTCTACCACCTTTTGTCGGCGGTCCTTGATGGCGGCGAACAACTCTTCTTGGTCGGTCTCCTTCTTGCGCAGTGCGTTGCTCACACGGTAATCCACCGTGGGCCGGCCCTTGACGCGCCCGATCAGGTGGTAGATGTTGATCATCTTCGCCTTGTTACCCTGCCGCAGCAGCCGGCGGATAAGCTGGTCCCACAGTTCGTAATCCCAGAACAGCGTGAAGATGATGACGTTGTACGCATCGCTGTCCTGTAGGTTCAGCCCGTGGGCCGCGCTGGCCGGGTGCACGTACAGTTCCGGCAACAGTTCCTTGTTCCACATGTCTTGCAGCTCTTCGCCACGCTTGTCGCTCACGCCGCCAGCGATATACGGCATGTCGGCCAGCTTACGCCCCGTGTACTTGGCGATGCGGATAAGGTCGTGCTTGAACTCGAACCCCACCAGCGTCTGTTGACCGTTCAGCTCATCCATCAGATCGGCAAACGCTTCCAGCTTTGCGTCGTGCAACTCCACGTATTCGTCGTTACGTCGTTGCTTCGGCGCGCCGGTAAGCGGGTCCACTTCCTGCTTGTACACCGCGCCGCTGCAGAACTGCCGCAGCTTGCCGCCCGCCACCCCGGCATTGGGGGCGCGGATGGTTTCGTTCTCCACGACGGTGAAGTATTCTTCCTCCAGCTCGTGATACTGGGCCGCCAGCTTTTCCGGTATGTCGTAATACACCGGGATGACGTTGCGCTTCGGCAGGGTCAAATAGTCACCCGCCGCCATGCGCAGCGCCAGCGGCTTCAGCCGTTCGAATATGAGCTCCTTGGCCCCCGGCGCTGGGACGAACTTGTACGGCCCCTCCGGTTGGAAGAACTGGGCGCGGTAGTGGGTAACAAAGCGGCCCAGCGCCTTCCCCAGATCGAGCGTGTAGCACTGTCCGAACAGGTTCAGCAGCCCGTTGGCTGCCGGGCTGCCGGTAAGGCCCCACCGACGGTCGAAGCGCGGCAGCCACTTCTGGATCTTCTTGTAGCGGGCGGTGTCCGTGTGCTTCATCTTGGTCAGCTCGTCGAACACGATGCCGTCCACCCAGCCCTTGCGCAGCATCAACTTCAGGATGCCGCTGTCGATGAGCCACAGCAGGCCGTCGTACGTTACGACGTAAATCTGGTGGCGCTCATTTGCCAGTGCTTCCTTTGTGTCGCCGTGGAGCAGCACCATGTCCAGCTCGTGGAAGTCGCGCCACTTCTTCACTTCCTTTGGCCACACCAGCCGAGCGGGCCGGCGCGGCGCGACGACGATCCACCCTCGGCACAGATTCTGCTTGAACAGGAACAGGATGGCCGCCAGCACGATGCTCGTCTTGCCCAGTCCGGGGTCGAGGAACAGGGCGGCGGCTGCGTGTTCGAGCAAGAATTTCAAGGCTCTCTTTTGGTAGTTGTGCGGCTTCCACCATTCGTCTAATGCCTTCTTCGTAGCGGCTGCGGACTGCTTCAAGCGCTGCTTCGCGGTCGTCAAAAACTTCGACGTCATAGCCCATTTTCCTCAGCATGTTTATGTGGAACCACTGATGCTCGTCCGGTTCGTAATCAGGCCACTTGAACTCTATGAGAAAAGGCCGGCCACCCGGTATCCAGAAGATACGGTCCGGCCAGCCCTTGTGCCCTAGCTCCTTGGGCTTAACGGACGGAACGCCGAAGTCGTTCAGCGCTCGGTCCGCTACCCAATCCTCGATCGCTTGCTTCTCGCGTCGCATTAGCTGGGCATCTCACCAGTGTCCAGGAACTTACGCACACGCTCGCGCAACGCCGGGTTGTGCGTGCGGCGCAGCTTGTTCTCGATGGCCGTGTTGATGCGCTCGACGGCGTATTCGTCATCTTCAAATGAAGTCGGCAGCACGTTCGCCACCCTGCAAATGACGATGGCCGCGAGGATATCGTACACTTCGTGGGCCAGCAGCTCGATGTTATCGTACATCTGGTGCGTGCCGCCCGGGATGTCGTCCACGCCTATCTTGCCGTGTCGGTTCAGTTTGCTGATGGCCTGCACCGTTTCGCCGCATTCTTCGTTCAGAATGGCGGCGGCCTCGTTTTGCATCTCATTCAGTTGGTTGTTGCTCATGTCGTTCTCCTGGTCAGTATTTGCAATCGCCGCCCTTCTTCCTGCTGTGCATGCACCAATCGCACTGCTTGCCGGGAGTAGGCTTGAACGTCTTGTCGTTGAACATAGGCTTGACGCGGGCCTCCCACTTCTTCTGCAGCATAGCCTCGTCCTTCTTGTAGAAGACGATAGGCTCTTCCTCGGCCGGGTACATCTTGCCTTCGTCCAGGTAGGCGAGCGCCGGCTTCACCTGCTCGATATCCGGCAGCATCTTGAACGAAGAAAGTGCGTACAACTCGAGCTGGAGCGCATACTCGGCGTTCTTGTAGCTGCTCATCTTACCAGTCTTGAAGTCGATCGGCTTCAAGATCAACTCACAATCGTCGTCGGCAGCGCGGAATGCCAAGTCCAGCTTGACACGCAGCCACGTGGTATTCCACGCGAACCAGTCGGACGGCTGCCACTGGCGGTCAAACGCCCATTGGTCTTCGACCACCATGCCATTGCCGGGCGTCTTGTACATCTTCGCCAGCCCTTTGAACTCTTCGGCAAATAGCTTCAGCTCAGTGGGCAGCTTCTTGATACTGCCCTTGATGAACTGCTCGGCCAGCCCGTGGATGTACGTGCCGCGCGCCATAGCCTCGTTCTCAGGCTCCTTGATGCGGTCGATGTGCTTCTTCTTGAAAGCGTAGGGGCACTTGACGTAGTCCAAGTACCGGCTGAACGACCAGCTCGTGAGCAGCGGCTTGCCGAAATTTCCTTTTGCGGTTGCCATGTGTATCTCCAGTTATGCGGCCTTGCGTTGCTTACTCCAGCCCTTGGGGATGCCCCAGCGACTGAGGTCTGGTTCGGGCTCAACGAGGTCCTCCAGTGTACCGTAGTTCGGACCCCACTCGCCGTCGGAAAGCAACGGCACGTCAAGCTCAATGCTCATCATGCAATCGCGCAGGATCAGCGCCTCTTGCTTGGCTAGCTTCTTCGGTACGCTGATGACGTTTTCGTCATACACGGAAAGCATGAACCGCCCATGCTGACGTGCCTCGTCATAGCGGATGATGGATTCTTTGGTGATGTCGGCCGAACTACCCTGCACCAAGTAATTCAGCATCTTGTACGCAAAATCCATCCACTTGTTGTACTTCTCGCTCCACGCCGGGGGCTCCACATAGTATTGCCGGCCGCCCCACGTCTGGATATAGCCGCCCCCGTTCACGCGCGCCTTCAGCGCCTTGTTCAGTTCTTCCACTCCGGCGATGGCCTGCATCTGCGCCTTGCGGATACGGCGGGACTCGTCCACGCTCACTTCCAACCGCTCAGCTAGGCTGGCTGTACCTTGGCCGTACACATAGCCGAAGTTGAGCGTCTTGGTCTTTGCCCGGCCGATGTCCAGCCCCAGCAGGTTCAGAATAGTGACGCGCACCAGCTCGTGAATGTCGAATCGCGGGTTTTCGAGGTAGGCGCTCAACAAGTCTGCATCCTCGAAGTGTGCCAGCACCCGCAATTCCTGCTGGTTAAAATCTCGGCGCACCACCACGTGGTCCTTCTCATCCGGAAGGATATAGCTGCGCACAAAGGGTAGTTCGGGCAGCGCGATGTGCTTGGGCATGATGAAGCCACGGTCCGCGTTGTCTTCCACCGGCTTCGGCATGTTGAAGAAGTTGGGGTCTTGGCTGCTCGGTCGCCCTGTACGGGTACCACCCGTATCGCCCCGGCTGGCGTTGCGCACTTGGTTCCAGGTGGTGCGCATCCAGCCATCGTAGGCGCTGTACCGCAGCCACGGCCGGATGAACGTCTGCAGGATGGTGGCGCACTTCTGGCGGTAGCTGTAGGCGGCGGCCACCTTGCGGTCCTTGAAGTGCTTGAGGTGCATGTTCTTCTTGGAAATGGACTTGCGCCCGGTGGCGGTCAAAGTCCATTCCGTAATCTGTCCGGCATTGTCCAGCGCCTCCGCCACATCGGCGTCCTTGTCCATGTCGAGGTCAGGTGCCTTCAGCGCCTTGCGCAGCCACGTGTCGCACTTTTCCAGCGCGCCCTCGTACACGACAAGGTCACGCTCCATCTTGGCACGGTCCACACGGAGGCCTTCCTGGCTGTTGCGGGACAGAATGGTGAGCAGCCGGCGCTCGCGGTTGTATGCCTCCATCATGCCGCGTTGCTCGATGATGGGCCGCAGGTGCTTCCACAGCTTCTCCATGCGCGTCACGTCGCTGTTGGCGTACGGCTTGACGATGGTACCCGGCGCGTACGCGATGAGCGCCCCCGCGTTGCTAGGCTTGATGGTACCCGGCACAAGCTTGCCGTTCTTCACTTCCTCGAGGAACATGCCAATCTCGGGAAACTCCTGCATGAGCTGGTCTTTGTGGGCCAGGACCCAATCCTTGACAGCGTCCTGCTCATCCGGAGGCATGCCCAGCAGGCGCTCGGAACTGGGCTTCAACCCCAACGCGCGCTGGTGCGGATCCTCCAAGAACAGCAGAAACATGGGGTCTTCAATCTGCTGCCACGGCGGGATAGGCAGCCCGAACCACTTGAGCGCCACGTTCAAGTCATACGCAGAATTGAAGCAGCATATCGGTTGCTCGTCGCACACCTCCTTATACGCGGTAACGAGCAACTCCTTGGCGTCGTCTTTGCTGCAATTGTTGCCGCCCGTGCGGTGGCCCCACGCCATGAACTTCGGCTGCCGCCAGCCCGGCATGCGCAAGCTGTAGCTGACCGGCTCAGGAATTCGGTGCTCGGGCGAGTCGTGAATGGGCAGTGTTTCAAAGTCCAGCCCAATCGGCGCTATTTTCATTCTCTACTCCCCAACGGTTAGGAGAGTGGCCCCGTGCTGGCGGCCACTGCCGATTTACTGCTTGGGCGCGGCCGGCGTGCTTTCGCCGTCCTGGTCCACGTACGCGGCGCTCGGTGCTTCAGCAGCCATGTCGCGCAGCGCGCCTTGGATACCTTGCGGATGTTCCATGGCGGCCAATGCGTCGGCCGGCACAGGCGGCGGTTCGGTGGCGATGGCAGTGTTGTGCGGGTTGCCGGCCCAGAGCGCGAGCAGCCCAGCGATGTCGGGTTCGCGGTAATTCGGCCCCTTCAGGATCTTGCCGTCCGGCGACATGAGCGGCTCGCCATCCGCGCCCAACTTCGACATGTTGGAGCGGTGCACCTCAGCCGTCACCAGCGGCAGCGGGATGCCGAAGCACACGGCACCGCCGTTCACCACGTAGTCCAGGTCGGCCAGCGCGTCCGCCGTGCGCACCATGTCCGGCGCCGGACTGTTCACGCTGTTGCTGATGTGCAACAGGGCTTCCAGCTCCTTGCCAGTCCAGTTGCCGTGCTGCTCATGGTTGTACGCAAGGCTGAAGCTGCAAGCCAGCCCCTGCGCGAGCTCGGTGGCTTCCTGCAGCACCAGCTTCAGCCGCAGCATGCGCCACTTGGGGTCGTTCAAATGGTCTTCGTTCAGTTGCATCGGCGCGGGGTGGCCGAACTTGCGGTGGAATTCCGACACCATGAGGTAAGAGTTCATCTTCAGTCCTTGGAGAAAAAGAACCCGGCGCTAGGGCCGGGCTGCACAAAGTCCGCTAGTGGGTGTTAGCGGATGGGGTTCAGAACTTGCTGCCGACGCGGCCGCGTGCCGCACCTTGGTTGGCCGCCTGCTTGCCGACCACCTTGGCGGCCGGCTTGCTGACGGCCTGCCGTTGCATCGCCGCCTTGGCGCGGCCCTGCGGGCGCACCGGTGCCGTTTGCTCGAACTGGACGTAGGGCTGGATCACGTCCTTCTTCAAGGCTGCCAGCTTCTTCTTCAGCGCGTCGTACGTTTCCTGCGTGAAGTTGATGAGTTCCTTGAATTCGAACACGACTGCGAACTGCGTCTTGGCGTCGGGCACGATGCTGATGGTGGTGATCACGCCCCAGCTCGGGCGCTCCATGTCGTCGGCAACTTGGGCAGCGTAGCGGCCCCAGTTCTTGACGCTGGTCACCGGCAGGGTGAGGCGGCGCAGCTCGGCGGCTTCGATCTCTTTGGGCGTGCCCTCGATCTCGCTGCTGTCCATCACGTACAGGTTGCGCACGTTCTTGCACGCCTTGCCGCGCCCCTTGGCTGCGCTGCCCCATTGGTTCATCGGGCATTCTTCGCAGTTGTTGTGCTGCTTGTTGGGGGCTTCCGGGTGCGGGGCCATGCCTTCGCTCGGATCTTCTTCATTGTTCACATCACCGAACGCATAGCAGTCGGGGATGGCGAAGTTGTCCGGGTCGAATTCGCCCTCGTAGAACTTGTTCTCGTGCACAGACAGCAGCACGATCACATCGATGGAGTTGCCCGGGATGGGCGTGCCGTCCACCGCCAGAATGCCACCGCGCGTGGAGATGGACTTGCTGTAATTGTCGACGGCTTCGGCCTTGGCTTGCACCTTGGCGGACTTTGCCATCTCCTCTTGCCACGCTACGACTGCCGTGGACGTACTCTTCCGTGTTGCCATTTGTGGCTCCAGTAAACAAGTGAACTAGATGACTAGTGTGGGGTGCCGGTCTACACTCGGGCCGGTACGAGCGACGCAACTATAGCGCAAACCAAGGCGGCTGTGCACGTCCTGACCAACACAGCGTCGGGCTGAAGGGTGCCGTGCGGTACAGCTTGCGGAAACTCGCCACGGCGTCCACGTACTCGGCGCCGTCTTCCTCCACATACACGCGCCGAGTTGCGCGGGTGAATGGTGGCTCGGTGGCTCCGGCAGACGTGTCAAGCGTGTCCGGCGGCGCCTCCAGGGCGAACACCGCGCACTCCGCCGGTAAAGCCCGGCGCAGATAGCTCCTGCACACCAGCGACAGCGCCACGGCGTGCCGCCACAGCCATGTGTAATTCGCCGCGCTACGCTGCACCCAGTGGTCCAGCTCGGTGCGCGGCCGGTGGCCGAAATTGTATATCTCCAGCCCATGCAGCCACGCGCTGCCGGCCACGTTCTCGGGCAGGTACGGGCCGCCCACCTGTTCACCACCGAACGGTCCGTAATTGCGCGTGACTGCAGGGTGGCCCCACCATGCGTTGGACAGCAGCACGGCGGCGTCGAACAGCGCCTTGGGCGCGTGCACATCCGCCACCCATGCAGCGGCGTTGGTGGGGTCGTGGTCCAGATACCATACCTCCAACGGCGGTGCTTCCGGGTCTACATGCAGGATGCTCATAGCTTCAGCCCACGGCGAGCTTCCTCAGCTTTGTCGCGCTTCGGCAGCGGCGCCCAAGCATAGTAATACTTGAGCGTCGACTGCTGCACCACGCCCTTGACGAGCACACCACCCTTCGTCAACAGCAAGATAGTCGTGCCTGTCGGCGCCGCGCCCATGTCGTAGTTGAGCGTAGGCGCCACGGCGGAAGCGTGCGGAATCATGTCCATGCTCATAGCTGTAGTTTCCTCTTCTTGCGCAGCTTGGCTAGCCGTTGCTGCCGGCCGTCGATCTTGGCCGGTGACGGCGCGTTGCGGTTGGTGGGCCGCAGGTTCGGGAAAGTGGGCTGCGAGTACACCGCTTCCACTCGCTTGCGTACTACATCCTCCAGCGCTGCGGCAGCGTCACGGCGAGTATTGTACTCGCCGATCAGCTTCTGGTTGTTGTAGTACGCATGCCACTTCCCGCTCCTGTCGTCGAACAGCGTGAAGTTCGCAGAGGACATGCGGCGTCCTCACAGCTTGTTCACGCGCACAACCGGCACCTCCACTTTCTTGATGGCGCCCTTCAGCTTCTTGCCTTCCTTGGGATCAGCGAACAGTTCCTTCGCCATAGATTCGCCGAGGCGCTTTTGCAACAGACCCCACAGGCCCGGCATGCGCTTGATGTTGGCGAGGATGTAGCCGTACAGCTTGGTCCAGTCCTCGACCTGCAGCACTTCCTTGTTCTCCACGTACACCAGCGCCTTCTTGCCGCGTGCCCCAGTGGCTTCGCCCTTCTGCAGGTTCTCGATCAGAAAGTCGCGGCAGGCACTTTCGACGGCCTGCAGAGCGTCGATCTCCTTTTGCAGAGCGAAGCGTTTCTGCTGCGTGTCATACAACAGGTCACCCACCGCAGCCGTCGACTTGGGCAGCTTGATGACGGGCTTCAGCGCGTCGGGCTCGTCGCTGGCTTTCTTGCGTGCCGGGCCTGCATCCTTGGCGGCGGCCTTGCCCTGCTTGGCTGCGACAGCGGCCATTTCCGCTGCCGGGTTCTTCTTGGTTGCCATGGTTAGCTCCTGTGTGGTTGATGGCGAAGTCAATATAGCAGACTACACGTCTTCGCGAAAGCCTTTGAACGAGGGGAAGCGTGGCATACCGCCAGCCACCTCGGTCTTCTGCGACTTGTAGGTGATAATCTTGCCCACCAGCTTGTCTCGCATCGGCCAGAACCGTGCGCGGTCCGCCGTCGAAATGCCGCCACCCACGCTGAACACCACGCCGGTTTCAAGGTCCTGCACCTTGAACGCACCGAGCGTGCCCTTGCCGTGCTTGTTGGCTTTGTGGCTGCTGCGCTTCTTGGTGCCAAGCTCGCTGATCTTCTGCTCGTTGGCGTTGTGCAGTTCTTCTTCGCATGCCAGCACGATGGCCTCAGCGTCGGCGAAGCGCTTGAACTTCATCAGTCCTTGCTCGCGCACCGTGCTGCGGCCGAACTTGTACGGCACTTTAGGGCTACTGAGCATGATACCCTCGTAACCCTTTTCCACGTACTGCTCCTCAATACGCAGCACCTGCAAGGAATCTTTGCACACGTGGTGGCGCACAAACGTGCAGTGCAGCAGCTTGTCCGCCCGCTCGGCGGCGCGTGCCAACCTGTCCTTGCGCGGCAGGGTGGGGTCAGTGTGGTCGTCGAACACGAAGAAGTGAACATCCACGTCGATCAACGCGGCCGGGATCAGCTTGCTCATGGCGAAGCTCTGGCTCTTGTTCCACACGTCCGGCGCGGTAGGGCTGCCCACCACCACCTCAAAGTCCAGGCCGTCGTAAACACCGGCCCGCGAAACCAGCTCTTGCAGCCAGATGTTTGGCAGCGGTTTCATCTTCTTGCTGTACGCCACGCCATTGCGCACGCTGCAACGGATGCCGTCCAGCTTGGGGGATACGTACACGGGGAACTGGATGTCAGCCACGTCGTCCAGCGTGGCGGCGCCCATCGGCTTGAATTCCATAGCTGTGCTCCTCACTGCTTGGTGTCAGGACCTTCCACCATGAAGGTGCTACCCGACTGGTGACGGGGGCCGGTATCCACTACGGTGGCCGGTGTTTCCTTGACGGCAACGGCCGCGTGCTCCAGCACGTCGTGCTGCCATATGGCCTCCAGCCTATCGTACACGGTACTCTGTATCTCCGTGCTGCCGATGCGTTTGTCGTTCAACTCAAGGAAGAACTTCGCCGCCATGTTGATGACCTTGACCAAGTCCGGCGTGATACTGCCCTTGAGGATGCCGCCTACCGCGCACACACGCCCTTCGGGGGTGGCTGCCGTGGCGGCAACGAAACCCACGGAGAATTCGGTGTGCTCCTTCATCACCAGAATGGCGAAGTCGCACTCGTATTCGCCGGGGCCGCTGTACCCGCGCGTCTCTTGTTCGTCTGCGTACAGCGTGAACTTGCCGGGGTAGCCGATGCGCTCGACGTGGCCGTACAGCGCTTCCGGGCAAGCGCAGGAAATGGCGCGGCTACTGTGGCAGCACAAGTATTTCGGTTGCATGGCGGCCTCCTAATACTGGATGTTCATGAAGCGGTGCAGCCGGTTGCCGAGCTCATCCTGGAACACCAGCAGCAGTGCAGGATCGGCAGCCCCGGCCACACGTGCAGCTGCGATGGCGGTCTTGGTGGGCAGCAGCATGTCGACGCACGGGATGTTCACGTCAAGCGTAGGGCCGACACCGCCATTCTTCAGCTTGGGTGTACGGCGTGCTCGCAGGGACATGCCTTTTTCGTGACGGTACACGAAGCCGGTAGTGTCCGGGTCGTATCCCACGTACACCGGCTTAGGCGATGACAAGAACGCCAGCGCTCGTGCACGCCGAGCGGCCGCCTTGTCTTTCACTTTCACAGCATCGTCCATCACTCCCTCCTTACTCCAGTATCAGCCCGCAGCCTTGGCACACCGGGCACACGTTGAACACGATGTTTTTGATGCTGAGTTGCTTGCGCACGTTGCCCTTGCCCTTGCAAGTGGGGCAGGTCTTGCGGCCCTTGGCAAGCTCAGCTAAATACAGCTTACGCCGTTTTTCATCTAACAGCGTGTCCGCCGCCACATTGACAAGAGCCACCAAGTCTTCTTCCACGCGCACACCATTCGCCACCATCTTGTCGGTGTGCACGACCTGCGCCAAGCGTTTGCGGGCAGCCGAGATATCCTCCTTGCTGCTCTCCCTGTGCACGCCCAGCAGGCGGAAGTGGTCCCGAGCGTTCAGGATGTGCTCGCGGGCGGCCTTCAAGTCGGCGCGGTAGGTCATACATCTGCACCCGCATGAGCGGCCCACAGCTTCAGCTCGCTGGTGCCAAGTTCCAGCAGCTCTAGCGCTGCCTGCGTGCGGGCCAGCTGCTTGTTCTCAATGGATTCGTTCAGCACCTGCACAGCGGTGTTGATCGCCACGATGCACGCGGCATAGTCGGCGACTCCGTGGCGCGGCGAGTTATCCAGCGCGCGGTCCTCGTGGCGGCGATACCGCTGAATCTTGTTCAGCAACTCATCGCGCTTACCATAGAATTTCGTTACTCGGTCCATCATCTTCTCCTTTAAAACTTGGCTTGCTTCTTGCCGCCCAACACGGGATTGTGTTGTTCGTAGTGCTTGGTGATCTCATCATTACTGGCGCGCAGCCACTTGGCCGGGTTGCGCAGCGCGATGAGCCGTTTCGCCTCCCCATGCACGCGCACCACACCCAGCCGCGCAAAGCCGGCCTTTGCCAACTCAATTGACAGGATGCGCGGGCTGGCGCGCTTTTCGTTGCCCGGGTCGTACAGCGTGTGCAGTTGCTGCAGGCTCAGGATATCGCCCTTCAACCCTGCACGGTCAAGTATAGTGTCGGCGTTGGACGCAAACTGCAGCGCCCAGCTACCGACGTCCGACTTGGCGGACAGCACCATCTCCAGCTTGGCGTCGCTGTCAGGCGGTGCCATGGCCGGGTCGTAGCCTGTCATGTCCAGGTTCAGCAGGTAGTGGGCAAAGGCGTTCAGCCCGTCTTCGCTCTCACGCCACCGCAGCACCGCGTCCCGCAGTTCCACGGGCAGCTTGCCGGCCAGCACCTCGTGAATCATGTAGCGCCGGTCTCCGTTGCTCAGGTACAACGCGTCCGGATCGTTAGATGTGAAGTAGTAGTTGATGCAGTCCGGAACCGAATAGCTGGGGATGAACTTCGGATTCAGCCGCACGTACTTCTGCGTCACCATGGTTTTCAGCCGGTTCGCCAGCTTGCGGTTGTCCTGCCCGGTGACGTCATCAACGAGAGCGAACTGCATGTTCTCGGCCCACTCGTTGCGCGTGTCTTCCAAGTCGCTGTCCTTCAGCTCGGTGGCGTGCGGCCCGTACAGCTTCATGATCGTGTGGCCTATCATGGTCTTACCGGTGCCCTCACCAATGCCCCACACCATTACCGCGTTGGCTTGCTTGGCACCCGGGTTCTGTACAGGGTAGGCCACCCACTGCTCGAACCAGCGGCGCAGGTGATCCTCGTCGCCGAAGACGTGGTCCAGCAACTTGCGCCACGGCGTAATGTCTCCAGGGCTGGGATTAGTGAAGCCCCAGCCCTTCCACATGTTCAGCTTGTTGTCGTGCGTGATGACCCCTTCGCCGGGGCTGAATGTTATCCCCTTCAGCTCGGCACGGTAGGGCCAATTGAGCCACAACTTGGCAGTCTGCTTCTTGGTGGTGGTCTGCTTGGTCTTGCCCTTTTCGTCCGTCACCACCAAGAACTCGGTGTGCCATACGTTGGAATACACGTGCGCGGTGAAGTCGCCGGGGGACATCTTCCGCTCGTCCTTGTACGAGTACACCATACCCGGGTTACGGATATACACCACTTCCTCGTTCAGCGCGTGCAAGGCGGCGTTGGCGGCGTAGGCGGTGGCCTTCTCCAGCACTTCGGCCATGAACTGCTGCGGCCCGTGGGCAACGATGTAGTCGTCAATACCGACCTTGGAATCTCCCTCCGCCGGGATGCGCGCAATGTACACCTCCGCCCCCAGCGCGCCCAGCCTGTCAGCCAGAATGTTCTCGGCCCGCGCGATGTCAAGGTTCGTACTGGCGTCGCTGTCAAAGCAGATGATTACCTTACGGTCCGCCCATTCAAACTCGCTGAATACTGGCAGCAGCGGCAGCCCGTGCTTGCTGCTGGTGAAGCACCACACCCCGCCCAGCCCCATACACGGAATACCGTGCTTGCTGGCGCAGGCAGCCTTGAGCTCGCCTTCGGTGATGACCAGCATCTTGTCCGGGTCGCTGGCGAACTCAGACCACTTGATGAACGGCGGCAGGTACGCCTCGTTGATCGTCCCCGGCACTTGGCCGTACCGCATGGCCTTTTTCTTGCTGTAGACCTCGAACCCCTTGCGTGTGTCGTGCATGTAACGCACACGAAAGAAGTCAGTGGTCTTGCCGTGGATGTCAAAGTACGGGATTAGGAAGCCGTCCGTTGCGCTGGGCAGCCCCAGCTTCAGGCAGTCGGCAGCGAGCACGAGCTCGATCTGCATCGTCTTGCCGTCTTTCTCGGTCAAGGCGCTGCCCTTCAGCTTGGCTTCGGTCAGCTTACGCAGCTCTTCTTTAGGAGCGGCGGGTGCCCGAGCAACGCGCTTACTGTTGGTTGCTTTGGTTGCCATGGGTTGCGGTAGCAAATTGGGTGCCCGCACCTGCCGGGCTGCGCGGTGGGTCTAGGCCGCGTGGCCGTGCTTGCCGGGAAAGGAGGGAAACCGGCTTGCGGTTGACAGGTGCGAGCGTTGAACTTTACAGCAGCCGGATCACATCGTCAGCCTTGCGGCTGGTGTGGCTGCGGACACGGATGATAAGCGAGAAGCCGTTACGTCGGCAAAGCCCCTTCAGCTCTTCCGTGGTGAGGATAAGCCGGCCCGGCACCGCCCAGTAGAAGAAGGCGGGGTCCAGCTTACGCATGGCCGTGAACACGGCGGGAGTACTGCGATGAACGATGAAGCTGAACGGCCCGCACTGCGCTGTGATGCTGCGCAGCCGTTCGAGTCTGGAATGTTCGTCCAGTTGTTCGTGTGGGAGCATGCCCATCTCCTTTATTGTTGAAACAGCGCCTAACCCTTACCCCCGGCGCGGCACGAACAGTACCACAGCCACAGCAAGTAACGCAATTGACACACTACGCAGTTGCCTTGAAACGAATGGAGCCGTCCTGCAGATCGTCTTCCCGCGTCAGGTACGCTTTGGGTGCCATCGCTTCGATTTCGGAGCGCTTGACAGTCAGTTCGCCGCCTGCTCTGTGTACCAGCAGCCACACCAAAGTGGCTTCGTCCTTCAGCTCGCGTTGCTCACGCAGCGGGCGCATGCCGGCCCTGCGCAGTTCCGCCGCCAAGGTACGCGCCAGCGGTACACTGCCGGGCCACCGGGGCATGCTCTCCCAGTGCAGCCCGTGGGCAACAAGCGCATGGTCCAGCGCCGTCTTCATCATCTTGGGCAGGTCCTCCCCTGCCGCGTTGCGAATACCCTTCTCGCCCAGCATGTCTTGTTCATGCTTGATGGCCTCGGCCAACTGCAAACGCAGTGTCTTCACTTCGTGCAACAACGCGTCAATGCGTTCCAGCGCTTGTTCAGCGGTACTCATATCTCACCCCACTTGCGCACCACAATCGGTGCATGTCAGTTCGTTGTACACGCATGCGTTGCACGGCGGGCTGATGAAGCACGTACAGTTCTCCACCGGTGGCACCTCCATAGTGCCGTCACAGCCCACGCGGTTGCAGCGCTCGCCCTCGTCGTAGTATTCACACAGCGGTGGGCGCGTGCCCCAGTCGCTCAGTTCTACGGCGGGCAGCCGCAGCGTACAGTGCCCCTCCCACCAGTGCTCGCGACACATGGTGGCCGTGTTGTCGAATACGCCGTGGCGCTTCATGGGTGGCACCATGCGCCTACCAGCATGCCCACGCCGAACGCCACGCCCAGCATGATTGTGATGCCGAACACCATGGAAATGATAATCGCGCGCAGCATGTCAACACCCAGCTTGATACTTGCAATCGATGAGCACCTGCCAGCCCCAGAATGCAAACACAGCGGCGATCACGCAGCGCCCGACGGCGTACTTGCGCGTTTCCTTGTCGTGGTGCCACGCGGCGGTACACAAGTTGAGCAGTGCGCGCACCACCATCAACCAGAAAATTACGTAGACGTAGCTGTACATGAAAAACTCCCTCAGTGAAAAGACCGCCCAGTGGGCGGCCTGTGTTGTAGTCAAGTAACACTCAGCCGAGCGTTACTGCATAACCCAGCAGCGGCAACAGGTCGCACGCCAGCACACGAGTAGGGCTCTCACCCGTGTAATACTTAATGCCGTGCCGCATCAGCCAGTGGCGCAGCATATTGGTGTGCCGCCGGCTGGTACCCATGCTGATGCGCACGTAGTCCGGCTGCCTGCTGGCGCTGAGGTACACCTTGGCATGCGGGTCGTCGGCGCTGATGCCAGTAGCCGCCAGCAACACAGCCTTGGCACGTTCCAGCTCGACATCCGTCAGAGCATTGAACGCCGCCATGCCCTTTGCACGCCGCGCGCGATCGACGCTCTTTCGTATACTCTCATACGCATTCCACTTCTCGGTACCATCTGGGCGTACAGAAACAGAGATGCTGAAGGTGTGGTCGGGCTGTGGCGCCACGTCGGGCGCAGACGCCACAAATGCACAAGTGGGTTGAATCTCGTTCGGGCGCAGATACTTGGCGCAGTATGCATCAAAGAAATCCACGCCGCCTTCGCCGTTGTCCAGGTAGCTGGCTTGCGTCTGCGGTTCCGCCACTTCGTTCTTCTGCAACAGCCGGGGCCGCACAGTGGTCGCCATATGCGCCTGCGCGGCACTGATGTCGGCGTTCTCCACCGGCACCTGCTTGAACCGCTTCCAGTCGTAGAGCGGTTTGTTGCGGATCACATAGCCCTGCGCGAGGATGGCGGCCTGCACAGGATCGGCGGCGTACGCCCACACGCTCAGGACCGGTTGGTATTTGGTGTTGAACTCATGCTTGAAGCACTTCATGCTGCTCTCCTTTAATTGTGGGCGTAGACCCACGCCCTGTCAATGACGCTTGGCCGGCTGCTCGGCGGCGGCGTGTACGCGCGCCTCCTTCGCCATGGCCTCTTCTTCCTCGGCGTCCGGCGCTACCCACGCCGCCATGGGCATGGAAACATAGCAGGCCGGGAACTCGATACCGCCCTTGCTGGTGTGCCGTAGCCATGCGACGAACATGTTCAGCGCCCGCAGCTTGCCGGCGTGCACCTGCTCGGGCGTGGGCTCCTCCACCATGGCTTTGATCCCACCGTCATCGGTGTACTGCACGTAACCGGCTTCCGGCATGCCGGGCACAGCCAGCGTACCGTTGTGCATGAGGCGGCAGGCCCCTTGTACCATGTGCTCCAGCTTGGACTTGCTGTTGCTGCGTGCGAGCAGAATGGCATCGTGCTCGATGTTGCTCGCGTTGCTGACGAATACGGTGCCATACGGCGTGCACCATGCATAGAAACGTGACATGATCTAACTCCTGTTGCGCGCCGGCCGCACAGACACCACAGTCTCGTAATTGCCCATGGCCAGCGGTTGCAATGGTACCTGTTCCACGGTCAAAACGAAACCTTGGTCGCGCGCCAGATCAACGACACGCGCCGCTCTGGCCACGATGTAGGCTTCGTCGGCAATGGTCGCGGATGCGCGCTCCGGCACATAGCGCTCGGCCACACGCTGCTTCAGGTAGGAAGCCAACTGGTCGATCTGCCCGCAGGCAATGTCGTACGCCTGCTCGGCCGTATCGATGCCTGACATACGCTCCACCTTTTCCACCACCCCGAAGAACGCCACGTCCATGGCCGCCCTATATGAAGTAGGGTAAGTAGTGATGGTGCGCTGCGGCCATTGCTGCAACACCACCCACGGGTCATCCGTCACGACAGTTGCCATGATCAACTCCTGTAGTCGTATTGTTTGGCGGCGCACATGTCCCACAGTGCGTCCACGTTGAAATGCGGGCCGAACACCGCCTTGCCACGGTAGCGGAAGTGCTCGCGGGTGCGGTGCTCCATGCTGGTGAGGCAGCATTTGAATACCGTCTGCACGAACTCGGACTTGGTCATGTGCACGGACAAGCGCCACTTGCGCGTGGTCTGCTCTTCCTGCTTGCCCGTGACGATGTCCGGCTCCATGTAGCAGGCTTTCAGGTGCGCGAATTCTGCGTCCTGCACCACGAAGAAGCGGTAGTCGTAGAACTTGCAATCATCGGCCCACGCCTGCATGCGCGCGGCCACCTCGTCCAGCTTGGCCGGGGTGAAGAGGGTGGTGGCGGTCATTGCTTGCTCCGTTTACGGCTGATGTTCCACTCGGCCTTCAGTGCCTCCGCCAACCTCTGCGGGCTAGGGCCTTCGTACGCTTCGCAGTTGTCGTCCAGCCAGTCTTCCAGCCACTTGGTCAGCTCTTGCGACTTCTCGTACTTCTCAGCCGCTGCGTAGGTGGGGTGCAGGCTGCCGTCGCTGGCCTTGAACTGCACCACGCGCTCGAACTTCGGTTTCTTGGCGCCCATGGTCACTTCTCCAAGCCCGCAGACTTGCGGCTGCGCGCCATATCCATGTCGATGAACATCGCCATGCGGTGCTCGGCCACGCTGCGCACGTGCTTATGCAGCACCTTGACAGCATCGTTCTGCTTGCGGACAGCTTTCAGAGCGATAGTAGCCTTGCCCATGTTAAGCTCGAATTCCGCCAACGCCTCCTTGTAGCCGGTGTAGCTGCCGCGCCATGCGCGGACCTCGTCCAGCGCCCATTGCAGCGCCTTCAGCACACTGGCAGACAGCACGGGCGGCAGCGCCTCAGGTGTGTAGCCGAACTCGCGCAGTCGGGCTTCCATGCGCTCGCGCGCCGCCTTCCGGCTGCTTTCGTACTCCTTTTTCTTCACGATGATTCTCCTTTGTGTCACACAACAGCAGCAAAGCCGACCCAGACTTTGCCAATACGGCGCATTGTACGCCTTCAGTCACAGTCGCTGCCGTCGTTCCAGTCGTCCGCAACAAAATCCCAGCCGCCAAAAGCACGGCACCCAGCGCTACAGTCTGCCACGTCTTCATCTGCATCGTCAACCTCCCCACCCCTGCCCCAGAAGAACCACAGCGCCGCGATAAGCACCAGACCGAATCCGGCACCGCCACCCAGCACGCACACCACCACGAGTATGTCGTTCATGATCGTTCCCCTGTATGGTATTCGCGTATCTGCGCACAACCGACGTTGGTGGCGCGCAGCATGACTTCCTGCAGTATCTCGCAGCGCTTGTTCGCAGCCGCCCGGCCGGTACTGCCTTTGTCGGGCGCAACCGTAAGGCCGTACTCAAACGCCAACTGGCACAGCATGAGGTAGATACCGAGTTGATCGGTAATACCGCCCGTGGTCATAACACACCGCGCTGCCACCAGCGCCCGCGAAACAATCTCGTTATCCGTTGCCATGCTGCTCTCCTCAGTCAAGACGACCACGGCCACGCAGGCATGCTTGTATGCCCTGCTCAACCGACATGCCCTTGCGCACGTGCTGCTGCGCCACGCGGCGCGCCTCGGTAATGCTGTAGCCCAGTTTGTTCAGGCCCTGCGCCACCCAGTGCAGCACTTCCTTGTCCTCTGCGCTGGGCTCGTTGGCCTGCAGTTGTTCGGCCAAGCCGCCCTGCGCGGACTGTGCCGTACCTGCGGCCAGCTTGGCGGCGTCCGTTGTCGCGGCGGCAAGGGCGCGGTCGTACACAGTGCGGCGCTGCACCTGCAACAGAGCGGCTTCCACGGCAGCCATGAGGTCGGCCACGTTCACCTCCCGCACCTTTAAGTCACCAGTGCGCACAGGCACCGTCTCGTACTGGCCGTGGCCAGCCAGCGCGTTGCGCAGCACCAGCATCTGCCCCAGCACGAGGGCCTTCACCTCCTCCTCCGTCTTGCTGCGCACCAGCAACTCCAGCTCACTGGCTTTGGTCTTGGTCTTTTTGAACAAGCTGAACATGGTTCCTCTCCCCGGTTTGATGGGCGGCCCCGGCAGGCGAACAGCCGGGCTAGTCCTCGTTAGCATCGCACGCGCACATGGCGCCGCCCACCAAACCGCCCCGGCCGACCTGTGGAACCGGGGCGAGTACCGCGTATCTCAGTTTCTCCGATTGGCCGAGTCACCTAACCATACTCGGGCTTCCTGCCCAGCGCCATCACGCTCGGGCTGCTGTAGGTTGGCTGGCGGTACTGTGGCGCTGGTGGTGTCGGAGTGCACCACCGCAGCCACAGGCCGCACAGCAGGAACATCGCCATCGGAATCAGCCGAGGGTGATGTACTTGTTGGCAGCGGCGAACTCGATGTCCACCTTGGCGATGCCGGGCTTGCCTTCCATCACCACCTTGCCCAGCAGTTCCTCGGCCTTGGTGGCGCCCTTGGCCGCAGCCTTGACGATCGCGTCCATCAGCGCATAGCGGAACGTGCCCGGGCGCACCTTGTCGGAGAAGTTGACGGCACCAGCCTTCAGCACCTTGGCGGCGTCAGCCCACACCTTGGGAGCACGGGGCGCGGCCGGCGTGCGAGCAGCCTTGGTGGGCGCGGTGCCTGCGGCCTTGGCGGCAGCGGCTTCCTCGTCCGTGCGGCTCATCAGCGCAACGAGCTCGCCCTGCGCCAGCGGCTTGCCAGCGGCGGCCTTGGCGAGCTCCTGTAGCACCTTTTCCGCGCCCGGCGTGCGGGCACTGGCGCCGGCGAGGTACTGCGCCGCCGCCTTGGCGATGTTGTAGTCGGCCATCAGCATGTATTCGCCCTTGAAGCGATCGATGCTCATCTTGGCGGCGGACAACGTGGCGTCCATGGGGATGTGGTGCACGAGCTTGTTGCCCACGCTGAAGACGATGGTGCTGCGGTTCTCGCGGTTCTTGTACACGCCGGGCTCCAGGGCCGGGGCCTTAGCATCCGTCGTGCGCGCCTTAGCCTGCGGCGTGACGGTGCCGCCCAGCGCTTCCACGGCGGCGACCGCACCGTCCACCACATGCTGCGGGGCTTTCTTGCTGGCGCGCTTGGCCTTGGGGGCGTCCGGGGTAGTGACCACGGTCACGCTCGGCGCCTGCTCGGCGGCCTTGGCAGCCTTCAAACCGCTGCCCTTGGTGGGCTTGGCGGAGGCGATCTTGGCCTTGTTGGCCTTGTGGGTAGCCTCGGCCGTGGCGGTCAAGGTTTGTGCGACGGCGGCCAGTTGGGTTTCGGCAGTGCCTTGCAGTTGGGCGGCTTGTTGCATGGTGTTGCTCCTTTGTGTTGGGTTGGTGACGAACGACCCCGTTCGTTGAGTGTATGATAGCTGAGTGTCAGCTAAACGCAAGGACTATCTTTCTAGGTAAAAACCCTACGACAACCGGCATCGTAGCCGTCGTTATAAGGGCGGTTGGTAAGTGCGCGCGGGCGCTTGGCTTGGGCATCGTTCCAGCCGCGCTGCCACATGGCATTGAGCCGCGCACTGAAGTCTATTACCCCAGCCGGCCACTCATAAGGGTAGTCGTACAAGTCTGGAAGGGCTTGCGGCTTGGCCCACACGTCTTTGCTGATGATATCGCCCATGGTCACACCTCGGCGGTCAGCAGGTGTGGCGTGTCGTTCTCACGCGCCCACATGTACCCATCGCCCACGCCGCCAGCGTGCCACTTGCCCGCCCACGCGCCGGGGCTACGCGCCTCCAGCTTGGCTACCAACGCCTGCACGGCGGCCGCGTGGTTCTGCAGTGGTGTCAGCGCATGGTCGTACGGGCGCTCGGTGCGCACGCCGGTGCTCAGCCGGTTGAAGGTGGGGTCGCCGTACACGGCGATAATGCGTGCACGTTTCTTCCCGACGCTCGGGTGAAAGCGTGAATAGATCCCAGGCATGATCTGCCCCCTCGGTAAAGCGTTGTTAGTCTTACTTGCGGTGCCCGGAGTATGCCGCTGGGCTGGCGGTGGTCGCGCTCGGGTGGCTTACGCCAGCAGCGCGCAGATACTCATACGTTTGGAGCGGGGTGCCGTAGCGGCTGGCGGTGCAGCCGGCCAGCAACAGGCACAGGAGCAAGCCGGCGCGCATGGCCTTAGCCGACGCGGCGCACTTGGTAACGTACGGCGCCGTAGGCCATGTCCAGCTTGTCCGCGCGGCGGTGGGCCGCATGCAGGCTGCCGTAGGGCTTGCCCACGTAGCACTGGAGTTTGATATCGTAGATTTGATACATGGCAGACCCCCGCCGGTTGTTTGTTGTTGCTTGGTATGGCTGTATGTTAGGCGATATCAACGACTAGCACCAACTAGGGGAAACCCTAGTACGGAATACCAGACAGTCACCTATAATGCAGGTGCAGCACACTTTAAAAGGAGTCCGCCATGACTGTCTCAGCCCGTATCTACCCCAGCTATATGTGCCTGCGCGCACTGGGGATGCCCGCCGCCCGGGCCCTTGCCGCCGTGCGTGCAGGCCATAGCCGCCTGTGGCTGCGCGCCCCGCAACCCTACAGCCGCTTTGGCATGGGCACGCAGGCGCTGCGTCTGCAAGCCGCCTACGATCGGTTCCAGACCCTGCGTGCCGCCATGCGCAACCACCACCGCGCCCACCTGCACCAGCCCCGAGCCGTTTGGTGGTACGCCTACCAGCAGGCGCGCAACCCATGGGGAACGACGCATTAAAACAACAAAGGCCGCCAAGTTGGCGGCCTTGTTACTCGGTGGCTCCGGCTTACCCGCCCGTGTACACCCGCAGCGTGTCGTTTCCTGTGGAGATGTACACGGTGGGGCTGCTGGCTTCGTACTCCGCGAATGTAACAGTGGACCAATTGTTGTCGTGCGCCTTGCGGATGGCTGCCTGCGCTGCGGCTCGTTCATCAAAGGTGCCAAACGACAGTTCGTTGGTGGTCACACCAACCGTAAATATGTGGATGGTGACAAGCAACTTGTATGCCATGGTTCAATCTCCTCTTGGTTGTTCAATCAAACGGGTATGCCCCCACCACCAGCCCCACAGCGTACGTGCAGCCCACACCCCGGGCGGCGGTGGATAGCTGCGCATACGCTCAGCGGCCAGCCGGACGCAATCCGCGCGCGAAAGCGGCAGCCACGGCCTGCCTGAAGGCGGTACATCGAACCGAGCGCGTGCCAGCGCCATGTGGGCCGGCACGCCTTCGCGCCTGTGCGCGGCGTAGAGGCGGCGTGTGGTCGGTGTCACAGCGCCCTCCGCCTGTTCAGGTTGCGCACCATGCGCCATGCCAGCCGCCACGCAGCACGGTGGTCTCCACCGAATGTGCAGGCGAACCGCACAATGCCGCGTGCGTGGGCCAGCAATGTCTCGTGCGCCGTGGTGGGCAGGTGCAGCGGGCGGCGGTCATTCCGAGCGAGGTGCAGCGCCACGCTCGGGGCTCGGCCGCAGCGGCGCCACGCTATGTACAGCAGGTACTTTTTCATGTTCTTTCTCCTTCACGGCGTGGTCGTGCTGGCCGCACGCAATGCGGAACGCCAGCGGGTCCGGCGCATGCGCGGCGAGCTGCTCCTCCAGCATGGCAACGCAGGTTAGCACAGCGCGCACGAACGCGGGGTCTCCGCCCGGTTGACTGGCCCACGCGCGGGTTTGCCGCAGCGTGGTTGCTACCGTGGCGAGTTTGATGGTCGGGGCGGTCATGGTTTCACCAGCGCGTCAAACAAAGCGTTGAGCACCTTATCCGCCACAGGCGGCACAACCACTTGCACGGGGCCACCGTCCACGCCGTCCGGCGCGTGGTCAACCATTATCCTGTCGCCACCCGTCTCCGTAATGTCTTCGCCGGCGCACGCAGCCCAACGCTCCCGCGCGTTGCAGCCGGCAAACCAGCGGGCAAACTCCGTTACTTCGGCCTCCGTCAAGCTGTCTGCTTCGTGATACCACAAGCTCTCGACAATGGCCTTTGCCTCCGTTTCAGTTGGGGTGTGGCCGATATTGTCCAAGGCCATCACACGGATGGCTATAACGAGCATTTGCTCGGTGTCCACGGGCGGCGCCTGCAAGCTGTCCCACAGGGCGTCGTTGGCCTTGCGGCCTGCCACATAGCGGTCAGCCAACTGTGCCATGCGGTCCAGCTCTTGTCTGGCGTCGTGGTGGCCAGTACGCGCAGCGGTCAGCAACGCGTCCAGCACAGCGGCCCACTTAGGGGCCAGTTCAATCGTTTCCATGTCTGCTCCTTTGGTCAATGCGGGCCACGCTGTATGCAAGGCGCCACGTGTTTCGTGCATCGTACGGCCATGGGCGCGTCTGCATGCGGTGCATGGCCACGTCCGCCGGGTGTGCGGGCGGCAGTTCGTTGCCCGCGTTGTTGCGCGCCGCTGCCAGCGCAACGGCGGGGCTCTCGCCCGGCCAACTGCGGCGGCTGCGGTACGTGTATAGGTCTAGACCGTGTAGCATGGCGGCGCCTAGTAATTGTCCTGCCGCAGGTTGCCGTACACGGTATGGAACGTCACCTGCATGGGTGCGTCGTACAGCTTGGCGCGTTCTTGGGCGTGCAGGGCTGCGGTACGCACACGCTGCGTGGCTCGGTCCTCCGGCAGCGGCTTTGTGCTGGCCTTGGCGCGGGCGTAGGCCACAGTGGACGCGTCGCCGCACAGCAGGCGATACACGCGGTAGTAGCCCAGCAGCGCGGCGCGGTAGTCTTGTTGGGTAAGCATGTCACACCCCCACCGTGTAGCAGTACTTGCGGGTGGCGTGCTTGGCCACCGTAAAGCCGTGGCGCTCAAACAGGGCTACTTGCTCGTCCCAGCGGGCGGGCACAGTCCAGCCGTTTTCGCGCATACGCTGCACCACGTAGCTAATGGCCTGCGGGCCGTGCAGCACCACCGCAAACAGCTCGTCCACAAACTGGCCGTTTTGGTACGGCAGCCCGTGGCGCTTGCAGGCCTCCACCACATGGGCGGGCATAAGCTCGCGGGTGTTTTGCAGCGCCCAAGTAAGCGCGGCGCGCAACGTGGCTTGTTGCTCGGCCGGCAAGCGGCTAAAGCTGCCGTGTGCTGCAGCCACGTGGGGCATAAGCGTATCCAGCGCGGCGCGGGCCTGCGTGCGGTTGGTAATTTCCATGTCGTGCTCCTGTTATTGGGCGGTTGCGGCACTGGGTTTGAGTACTTGCTGCGTTTGCTACCCCGCACTGCAACCATGGCTGTATGTTAGGTGTTAAAGCAGACAACCGGTATTAGCAGAAACCCCTAACACCCGACAAACGGCAACCCCACCACATACAGCGCCCACACGGCCACGCTTAGCAGCCCCAGCACGTAGTTTTCCATGGCTCACCTCGGCGCGTAGGTCTTGTTGTTCTTAATGCGGCTAATGCACATGGCGCTGCAGCCAAACTCCCGCGCCAACTGTGCACCGCTTACGCCCTGCGCCAGCGCGGCGCGCACCTGTGCGGCTTCAACCTCCGTCAGTTCGCGCTTGGCGGTGGCCGTGCCGGGCACGTTCACGTGCTTGGCAAAGTGCTGCATTACCGTGGCGTACGGTGCGCGCACGCCCCGCGCCGCAACGGCCTTGGCCTGCTTTTGCAGCAGCGCGGCGGCTTCAATATCCAGCTTTTGCAGCGCGGCCACATGCACGGCGCGTTGCTCGGCCATGCGGGCAAGCGTGCTTTGTATGGCGGCCACATCCCGCGCGAGCACCTTGTCCAAGTCGTAAATGGCGGTTTTGGGCGTACCCCCACCCACCGCGCCCCCAGCGGCCGTGCGCGGCCCGCGCTTGGTGCCCTTGGTGCTGTGGCGGGCAATGTCGTGCTCCTTGCGTATGCGCAGCAGCGTGTCAAAGCTTACGCGCCCACCCATTTGGCGCGCCACCGTGCTGGTACTGGCACCGGCGCGCATTAGGGCAAGCGCCTCTTGTTCCTGTGCAGCGGTAAGGCCGCCGCGTGGTTTGCTTTGTTTGGTCATGGCTCGGTTACTCCGGGTTGTCAACTGGTTGGGGTACGCCCAGCACGGCGCACAGGTACTGCACCGCGTAGGCGGGCGGGCACACACGGCGCGGCACGCTGGCCCTTGCATACGCGGCCACCGCAGGGGCAGCCAGCGCAGCGGCAACGTCAAATTCCTTACGCGCAGCGCCCAGCGCAGCGGCGGCAGCGGCGTAGGCGGCGCGGGCACGTTCCAAGTCCGCTTTGGCAGCGGCGTACGCGGCTGTCGCTTGCTCCGCAATAGTCCGCACCAAGGCCACTTGTTGCATGGCGGGCAGTGCCTGCGCCTGCTTTACATACTGCTGCAAGGCGGCGGCCAAGGCGGGGTCGGTTTGTGTTTTGCGGCCCATGGCGCACTCCTGTTACTTGTTAGGGTCACACTTGGTTACCGGCACTATAGCACGGGTTTTGGCGTCAATTAACACGGTTGTCGGCTAACCCCGCATTAGCGTGACCTAACACTAACACTCGAATCACACATTGCCAACAAAGCCTTATGGCGCCTAGAGCCAAGCTGCGTAATCCGCATGGGCACTGGGTTTGCGGTGAACGCTGCCCGCAAGCGCCCGCGTGGCTCCGTGTCTCTGGCGCGCTCCGCGTGGTTACTGGGTTTGCACCGTAACAGCGGGGCGTGTGTTGCGTGTTACTCCGTGGCTCCGGCCACAAGGGTTTGCGGGTTATTGCAACTGTGTTGCAAACCGCAGAAACGCATTACGATGGGTTTGCCATCGCAGCCAAAAAATAACCAAGGTAGGTACCCTACCCTTCCGTTTTAAAAACCTAAAAAGGTTAAAAAGTATGTTAACTGTTATAAAAACGCTCTTAAAAACCCGCAACTCCGCGCCGCGCGGCGGTTTGCGCCCCATTGCGCAAGCGGCCGCCATCGAAACAGCCTGCGTTACAGAGCCACCTCGCACAACCCGCAAATCCGCGCCGCACAAGGCGTTGCGGGCGTTACACAAAACGCAATGTAACCGTTACAGCACATCACGCAATAACCGTGCCAACTCACTTAAAGCGTCTATAAAGACACACGTCCACAAACCCGCGTAACGGAGACACAGAGCGCCCACAACCCGCCACCTTGCCACGCCCTATAAAAAGAAACTTCGTACGACGTGGCTCCATCTCGGAAGCACCCCGCAAACCCGCGTCAATGTTGACCCGCAGCGGTAGTGTCTACTAACGTATTAAACGAGCATGGCACGCTTTGTGCTTAAGCAGAGATACGGAGCAACTATGCCCCAGCGCTGCACAATAGTAGAGCCGCCTATTAACTGAGTGGCTCGGTAGCTTCGGCCTATGGCGTGGGCAGCAAAAAGCCCGGCGCGGTGGCCGGGCTGGTTTGGGGTTCTGGGTATCAGATGGACGCTATGCATAGGCGTACGCGCGCGGCAGCGGCGGCGTGACTGGTGTAGCCGGATTGTATTTGCTTACCGGCAAGCCACAGGGCGTACAGCCACACGCCGCGAAAATCTTGGTACGGGACGATGCGGATCATGATGGTAACTCCGTTGGGTTGGTGTTAGGTATATGTTAGGTGTTACCGCAGACAACGCCAAGTAGGGCAAACCCTAAGTCGCGCTGTTAGCCGTTATGCTGCGCAACGCTGCCCGCAAACCCAGCAGCTAGTCCATTTTTATTTAACATAATGGCAATTATGCGCGGGTACGTGTTAGGCCCACCAAAGCAAAAAGCCCGCACGCGGCGGGCCTTGGGTACTGCGGGGTTTGGTGGCTTAGGCTTTAAGCTGCTGCACGAACGCTTCCAGGCCGTGGTCACACTTGGGCACAAACATGGGGTTTGCGCTGCGGCCGTAGTAGCGGGCCTTGGCAAAGCGCAGCGCCGGGCCGCTGTACAGGTCGGCGGCCTTGGCAAAGGCGTAATACTGGGCCGGTTCCAGGGCGCGCACTGCGTTTTCGGCGGCTGCGTGGGGCACGCCTACGTTTTCGGCAAACAGGCGGGCAAAGCGCATTGCATCCATGGTGTGGCTCCTTGCATTGGTTGGTATGTGTATATGTTAGGTGTTAGCGCAGACAAATGCTACTAGGGCAAACCCTACCTTGCATTTAGTTGACAGCGTGCCTATGCTACGCATAGGTAGACAACAGACAAACGGAGCCACCATGTACTACACCACCAAGCAAGCAGCAAACCGCGCAGCCAAGGCAATGCGCGCCCACGGCTTTAAGGTGCGCGTTACCGCGTGTGGCCAAGGCTGGCGCGTGCAGGATGCGTAGTGGCTCCGTGGCGCAGGCCCGGGTGGGTTTGCCCAGCAGGCGGGTGCCACGCCATTTTGTCACCCCTAGGGTTTCCACTAATGGTATGTGGTAGGCGGCGGCCTATACTACAGGCATACCAGCACACCATTTAACGGAGGTTGCCATGTTCACCAAAGCCCTTGTTATTGTGGCCGTGGTTGTAGGCGCAGGCGTGTACGTGGGCCACGTGGCCGTGTCCAGCGTGCAGGCGGCGCTGGGCCAGCACCTGCAAGCCGTGCAGCAGGCCACGCAGCGCTGACAAACCTTGACACATGGGGTGACGTTCTCTGTCACCCTAGGTGACAGATCTTGTCACCAATCCCAGTTTTTCGGGGTCGCAATCTCGTAGTTCACGCGTGCATATCTCAAAGCCAAGTTTCCCCTTAACACATAACAGCACGCCGGAGCGACGAGGACACGGAGTCACCGCGTTAGCAGAGCCACCGCGTTAACAGAGTAGCCGCACAGTCTGCGCATCTCACTGACCACATCGGTCGCCTCCAAAAATTTTCGAAAAATTTGCCGTGGTATGCTGGCAGCCCGTTTAACAGGAGGCGGCCATGCCCAACACGTACGTCACGCACATCAAGCAAAGCAGGCTGAACAGTCAGATCGCCGCACTGGACACGTGGACCAGCTTGCTGCAGACAGAAATCAAGAGCTTCGTCAAAAGCGTGGACCTGAGCGGCGCCAACGCCGACGAACTCGCCCGCATGTACCAGCAACTGAACACCATGGCCGAGTTGAAAAACGTCATGGCGCGGCGCGCGGTTTCCGGCGTAGCGTCGTAACTCTGGCCCGACTACCGTATTGGAGGCACTATGAGCAATAAAGTGGACCCCACCATCGACTACGCCCTCACGAAGAGGGAGGACGCCGCCAAGCTGGTGTTCAAGTACTTCTACCCGAACTACCACAAAAGTACAGACGAGCCAATCCGCCGATGGGAATTCGCCTGCCGCCTGCAGGACTTGGGCTGGTCGTGGGAAGGTGGAACGTGGGTGCCGCCCGCAAGCCACGGCGAATGGATCGCACCTGGAACGGACACCAAGGCTGAAGGGCCGGCACCCGCGACGGAAGAAGTCATGGAGGACCGTGCGAAACTGGCGTTCCACGCCGCCGGAATGGCTTGGACGGACGTGTTCGGCCCACTCGTCGTGCGCAACAAATGCGCGTATTCCGATTACCTCGCTTCCATCGGGTGGACGTACAACGTGTACAGAGGAGAGTGGCTGCCCCCGGATGGCGACGTAAAGCCGGCGGCAGCGGAGCAAGCTACCCAGCAGGACGAGCCGGAAGTCACTCGCTGCGCCGCAATTCGAGCACTTGTCAATCTCGGATTTTCTAGGGCTGATGCTGAGGCACGTATCAGCAAAGAACAGACCGAATCGAAGTGCAAGTCTTGCGGTGGAAACAATGCCGATATGCCGTGCGCGTATCCGGAAGGTGGGCAACCGCACTGCTTGAAGCAAGCTGAGTTCCATGCGCAACACGCCAGCGACTGCGCCGTGCACAACGAGCCTGCCATGTCGGCCGGTGATTGTGACTGCGGCACCGGTGGTAAGAAGGACATGCGGTACGAAGCCGTGCACGCCCTGCGCGAGGCCGGGTGGGTGTGGACAGAAGACGAAAAGTGGCAGGCGCCGCCGGAGAAACCGATTGACATGGTGCTGTTCTGCCCCCACTGCGGCACGCAGCATATCGATGCACCGGAGCTCGGAGGTGTGATATCGACAGGCTGGGACAATCCGCCTCATCGCAGCCATCTGTGTCATAAATGTCATCGTATCTGGCGCCCAGCGGACGTGGCAACCAACGGCGTGGCGGATACCAAGACACACGGCAAGCGTGACGACCCGCTGACCAAAGCCGAGTGGTCAGGCTACGAGCGTTCGCGCCGCGCCGTGGAAGGCATTCAGGCCATGGGCTTTGAGTGGAACGGCTATGCCTGGGGGCGCAGCAAGGAGCAGCTACCCACCGCACAGACCGAAGTACCGACGCCCAAGCGCGAAGCCACTGGGGCCTTTTATGGCCTGAGTGACGAGCAAGTGGCGGACGTTGTGCAGGAGCTTGTGGACGGTGTGCGGCGCGGCGAGGTAAAGGTTGAGTCGCTGTGCGTGCGTTTCGATATGGACGACCGCAACAAGAGAGTCATCCACATCGAGTACACCGCTTGCAAGACGTAGCCGCTGTGGTACATTGCAAACCGTGCAGCGGCGTTCAGCGCCGTGCCGACTCGGCAGACGGGGCGGCCTCCATTGTCCGTACGTCGCGGCCGCTGCACACCAACTAATTACTGAGCGTGGTGTTGGCAGGACACCCGGCAACGCGGCGACGCAAACACCCTTGTCAGGTAATTTGCGGAACAAAGCGGGGCGATAGAAACTGCCGAGAGAAAACCGGTTACCGCTATCCCTCTGGCCGGTGAGTATCCTGAAATAGCGGCAGACTACCGCGACAAAGCCGGGCGCCAACCCGGCTTTTTCAGGACCATATTGTCAGTGAATATGGGCGTGCGTCCGAAAATCCGTCGTGCGTAGTATTTTCGCGGTGTGCCGCATATAATGCGGACGAGAATCACTCCATTGGAGCCAGAAATGGCACCGCGCGCCGCCAAAACACCCGCCAAACCTGCGAAAACGGCCTCCAAAACGACCGTCAAGAGCTCCAAACCGGCTGCCAAGCGTGCCAAGGCAGCGGCGGAGCCCGTTCGACGCGCCAAAACGGTCAAAAAATCCGCCGAAAAGGCCCCCGAGGCTGCAAATTGGGTCGTCGAGGAGGTCGAAGCCGTGCCGGCCGGGTGTTTTGACCCCGGCAGCATAGGCGGCTTGGGGGAGCCGAAGGCAGGCGCCCTGATTCACGAGGAAACCGACGAGGATGGCAGCGTTTTCGGCCCCAGCCTGCGCAAAACCAACGTGCCGGGCGTCTACATCAACGAAGCCGGCATCATGGTCGACTCCAATGGCGTCATTTTGGACTTCGACAAGGTCAAGAAGCAGGACGACAAGCACTTCGAGCGCGTCATCGGCCGCCCGTTGCGCACCCCGGTGGACTTGATGGAAGCCGTCGCCATGGACCCCACCAAGCCGCTGCACATTCGGCTGGACCAAGCCGCCAAGGTGGCGCCGTACACCAACCGTAAAAAGCCGATCGGTATTGACGGTGGTGAGGACGGCAAGCCGATCGGATTCATGTCCGTGCAGGAATTGCGCGGCCTGAGCAACGAAGAATTGCAGACATTCAAGACGCTGCTGCAGAAAGCGGCGAATGCGCTGGCTCTTGAGGACGGTACCAAAGAATGACTATCACCCCGGCCCAGCTAAAGCGGATGCAGGAGAGTATTCTGGCGGAGGAGTGCCGCCGCGACCTGTTCAAATTCGCGAGGCATGTGGTGTGGCCGGTGGTGGAGGGCGCGAACCGCGAGTTCAAGGATAACTGGCACTTGCACGCCATCTGCGAACACCTTACCGCCCTCAAGAACAACGAAATTCGCAACCTCATCATCAACATTCCGCCGCGCTTCATGAAGAGTTTGCTCGTGAGCGTGTCGTTTCCAACTTGGGTGTGGCTGGACGCACCCGAGGCGCAGTTTATTTCGGCGTCTTACTCCAAGGACCTGTCTACACGGGACGCGGTGAAGAGCCGGCGTGTAATTGAGTCGCCATTCTACCAAACCCATTACGGCGACCTATTCCAGCTTTCTGGGGATCAAAACGTCAAGACAAAGTACGAGAACGATAAGAACGGGCATCGCATCGCAACCTCCGTCGGCGGCCTCGGCACCGGCGAAGGCGGCGACTACCTGATGGCAGATGACCCGCACAACGTTCTCGACGGGGAGTCGGACAAGGTACGCGAAGAAACGTGCCAGTGGTGGTCGGAAGTCATGCCAACGCGGATCAACAACCCCAAGACGGGGCACAAGTTGATCATCATGCAGCGTGTACACGCGCGGGACCTTAGCGGCTTGGTGCTGGAGCAAGGCGGCTACGAGCATCTGTTTGTCCCGATGCGGTACGAGGAGGAACGGGTCTGTGTGACCGTTCTGGGCAGAGTCGACCCACGGGAAAAAGAAAATGAGCTGGCTTGGGAAAACCGCTTCGACGAGCAAGATGTCGCCGCGCTCGAAAAAGCGATGGGGAGTTACGCGGTGGCTGGTCAATTCCAGCAGCGGCCTGCGCCACGCGGCGGCGCGCTTATTGACGTCAGCAAGATCCATGTGGTTTCAGCTTTGCCTGCAGGTCTACAGCTCGTACGTGGCTGGGACTTGGCTGCCACAGAGGAGAAGGTTGGGTCAAACCCTGCCTATACCGCAAGCGTGCTTATGGGCCGTGACTCTCTTGGTCGGATTTTTATTTGTGATGTTCTCCGGAAGAGGTTCGGCCCTCTGGAGGTTGAAACGGCGCTTACGGACACGGCAAAGAGGGACGGGAAGAAAGTAAGAATCAGCTTCCCGCAAGACCCGGGCGCGGCGGGCAAGATCGTGGCCGCCAACTACACGGCCAAGCTGGCGGGTTGGATCGTGAAGGCCACCCCCGAAACCGGCGACAAGCTGCAGCGTGCCGAGCCGTTTGCCGCGCAAGTGGAGGCCGGCAATGTGTACATGCTGAAGGCCGAGTGGAACAAGGACTACATCGACGAGCTGAAGGACTTCCCGGCCAGCGCCTTCAAGGATCAGGTTGACGCTACGAGCCGCGCGTTCGCCGAACTCATCGAGCTGCCCACGGGCGCGGAGAACATTCTGGAGTACTACCGTCAACTCGCTGCGAAGATGAAGGCCGACAATCCGCAGCTCGCTGCCAACGACGGCCGCCCCGGCAGCAACATTCTTCAATTTGCCAGCATTCAAAGGAGTGCATGATGTCCAAGACCTACACCTGCCCGCAGCGCTATGCCGAGCCAGACCTGCTGAACAGCATGGAAAAGGACCGTTTTGTCGACGGCAAGTGCAGCCACTGCGGCGCCACCACGGCGGATGCCGAGCATGCGCAGTACGCCCCGCACGAGCCGCCCGTGCTGACGGACGTGGTGGAGGAGCTCGCCAAGCCGACCGAGGAAGGTGAACAACATGAGTAACCTGCTCAAGTTCCTCACCGGCAAGGGTACGAGCACCCCGCTGGAGAAGAACGCCGTCAACTATGGCGGGTGGCTGACCGGCCCGCAGGCGCTGTACAGCAACCAAGCCGGCACGCTCGACCGGATGGTGGATGGGGTGCGCTACATCATCAGCGATGTGCAGCCGAACACGTGGTTCAGCCCCAGTCAGCCGCTTGCACCATATGCGCAGGAGGAGCGTGGGCGCCGGTACGACTACATGACCGGCTACAACCTGAATATCACCCCACGGGCGAATGCGGGCGTCAGCTTTGCGCAGTTGCGTGCGTTGGCGGACAGCTACGATATTCTGCGACTGCTGATCGAGAACCGGAAGGACCAGATTTCCCAGCTCGAATGGCAGGTGGTGCCGGTGGACTGGAACGGCGACAAGCGCTCGCTGGACGACCCGCGTATCAAGCGCATTACCGAATTCCTGAAGTTCCCGGACAGGGTGACGCCATGGCGTAGTTGGGTGCGCGCGCTGGCCGAGGACATGCTGGTGCTGGACGCGCTCACCATTTACCCGCGTTACACGCGCGGCGGCGAACTATACAGCCTCGAACTGATTGACGGCGCCACCATCACACCCAAGCTGAACCACGAGGGCCGCCGTCCGCTGCCGCCGGACGTGGCGTACCAGCAGATCATCAAAGGCGTGCCGATGGCGGATTTCAACGCGGAGCAACTGGTGTACTTCCCGCGCAACATCCGCACGGATCGGGTGTACGGGTTTAGCCCGGTGGAGCAGATCATCATCACGGTGAACATCGCCATGCGGCGGCAGGCGTTCCAGCTCGCTTACTACACGGATGGCAGCATGCCGGACGCGCTGATTCAGGTGCCGGATACGTGGCAGCCGGATCAGATCGCCGAATTCCAGGCATGGTGGGACAGCATTCTGCAGGGTAATTTGCAGGGTCGCCGCATGGCGCGCTTTGTGCCTGCGGGGACTAAGATCGAAGACACCCGCAAGGAACAACTGAGCGACCAGTACGACGAGTGGCTGGCCCGTGTGTGCTGCTTCGCGTTCGGGACCAGCCCGCAGCCGTTCATCAAGATGATGAACCGCGCCACCGCCGAGACGTTGAAGGTGACCGCAGAAGAGGAAGGTGTGCGCCCGTGGGCGCTGACCCTACTGGATGTGATGAACTACATCGTGCAGTTCCACTTCAACGAGCCGGACTTGAAGTTTATGTGGACGCCGGGCACCGAGCTCGACCCGCTGAAGCGTGCACAGGCCGAGGATATCGAAATCAAGAACGGCGTGCGCAGCGTGGACGAGGTGCGTATCTCGCATGGGCTGGCGCCTGTCGGCATGGGTAACGCGGTGTACACGCCGCAGGGGCCGGTGCTGCTGAGCACGGTTATCGACGGTTCGTATGTGCCGGGCGGACCCCAAGGCACTGAAGATACGGAAAGCGCGGATCAGACGGCGGCTGACAAGCCTGAGGACAAGCCGGCGAAGGGTTCCAAGGACCCCAAGAAAGTTGCCGACAAGATTATCAAGCAGATCAAGACCGCTGCGGATCGTCTGACCTAGTAAAAATCGTGCGTCTGAGGTAATGTGGCGCGCGATGCACAAACAAACATCTTCGGAGAATTGTCATGGCTAAGATCGTGATGCATGCGCCGGCGACGGGTCCGTTCGCGACGGCGGCTATCACCTGCGGCGGCGGGCTGAACACCCGCAAGTACGTGCCGACGCCCGGCACGCCGCAGCTCGTGAATGACTACGACGCCGCCATCCTGGAAGCCAACGGGTGGACCAACGGCGCCGAGGGCGGCACCACCGCGCAGCGCCCCACCACGGGCCTGTATGTGGGCCGCACGTACAACGACACCACGGTGGGCGCACGCGTCCACTGGGACGGCAAAGCCTGGCGTCACGCGACGACCGGCGCTGCTGTCTAACCACCGGAGCAGCGACATGGGCTCGATTCTGCGATATGTTCCACTTGAAAAGGTGGAAGATCAACCGGACGGCACCATCAAGGTGTGGGGCTTTGCGAGCAGCGAGGCTCAGGATGCCGACGGGGACATCATCAAGGCGGATGCCATGAAGGCCGCCATCCCTGCGTACATGGAGTACGGCAACATCCGCGAGATGCACAGCAATATCGCGGCCGGTGTCGCCTTCGAGTGCGAAGTGCTGGAGAACGGCAAGACTTGGCTGGGCGCCCACATCGTGGATGAAGGCTCGGTGAAGAAGGTGAAGGCCGGCGTGCTGAAGGGTTTCAGCATTGGCGGCAACGGGCTCGAGTGCGAACCGGACAATCCGAAGGTGATTACCGCACTCGAGCTCAACGAAATTTCGCTGGTTGACCGCCCGGCCAACCCGGATTCTGTCATTCAACTCTGGAAGGCCAAGAAAATGAACGCACCGGCAACTCTTACCGAGGAGCAGGCGGTCGAGGAAGTTGCCGCCATGCTGACCAACAAGACCATTTCGGCCACCGACCTGCTGGCGCTGGTCAAGGCCGCCAAGGAGCAGCCGCCCACTGGCAGCGCCGTCAAGGCCGCGCAGACCGAAGAAAACACCGACACCGAGAAGCCGAACAACGACAAAGACGGCCCGGTGAAGAAGGTGGCCGGCGACGGCGACGACGAAAAGACGCACGATGGCGACTGCGACGGTGAGCACGACGACTGCCCCGGCTGCATGAAGCTGAAGAAGGCCATGGACGAGGACGACGACAGCGAGGCCATGGAGAAGTTCACCAAGGCCAGCGACAGCGACAAGCCGTACGGCGACGTCAAGTACGCCGACCCGGGTTACCAGGAAGACGGCAAGAAGCGCTACCCCATCGACACGGAAGAGCACATCCGCGCGGCGTGGAATTACATCAACAAGGAAAAGAACGCCAGCAAGTACACGGCGGACCAAGTGAAGAAGATCAAGGCAAAGATCGTCGCCGCTTGGAAGGAAAAGATTGACAAAGACGGCCCGCCATCGGCGGATGAAGGTAAGGAAAAGTCCATTCAAGGTGGCGACATGACCAAAGCGACGAAAGTGGACCCGGACAACGGGACTGCGGGTGCATACCCGAAGAAGGGCGACATCGTTCTATTCAAGGACGGCGAATTCACCCACCAAGCTGAAATCAACGAGGTTGGCGACGGCGTTGCCAGCGTGAACGGCAAGACGTTCGAAGTGAACGTGGCCGTGGACAAGCTCGGCAAGGACGATTCCGAAGCCAACGAAGGCCCGGTCAAGTGGGTGACCACGATGGACCAAGCCCATGGCTGGAAGTTCAAGGAATCGAACGAAGAGCACATGGGCAAGGCCGCAGGCGGCAAGCAGACGCTGGAAAAGGGCAAGAAGTTGCAGAAGGGCATGTATGATATCATCGACTTCTGCTACGCCTTCATGCAGCTCAAGAGCCTGCAGAACTGCATGGGCTACGAGCAACTGGCCGAGAAGGACCCCGACAGCAAGGCCAAGGCCGCACTGGACGCCTGGATCGACGCCGGCAAGCAGGTGCTCAAGGCGATCGTCGGCGAAGAGCTGGGTGAGATGGACTCGGCGGAAGATCTGGACATCGAGGACGTCATCATCGACAAGGCCGCGCAATCCGGCCTGCTGCAGAAGGGCCTGAGCGTGTTCCTGGAGAGCGCCGGCCCCGAAGCAATCTCCAGCATGCACGAGTTCACGGCGCAGAAGCTGCAGAAGATGGCCCCGGACAACGATCTGGAAAAGGCCATCAAGGACGGCGATATCGGCGCGATCGTGAAGGCGTACAAGGCGCAGACTGACGCCGCGCTGCAGAAGATGTCCAGCCTCGAGGCCGAACTCAAGGCCCTGAAGGACCAGCCCGCAGGCCACAAGCCGCTGAGCAAGGCGGCCACGGCAGGCAGCAAGGATACCGATGCCCCCGATGCCGACGCACCCGCGCCGGTCGTGGGGCAAAACGGCAAGGTGGATGATGCCGCCACCGCCATCAAGAAGGCGCTGACGGGCGGCGGCAACAACCTGTTCAACCTCAGCAAGTAAATCGGCCCCGTAAGGGAATTCCATCAACCAACCGTTTCTCGTATAACACTGGCCCCGAGGGCCGATCTCAGGAGTCAATCATGAATGCAGCAGAACTCATCCAACAATCGCTGTCGCTCATCAAGAGCGCGCAGTCGCAGCCGCTGAACAAGGCGTACACGCAGTCGTCCAACCCGACTTCCGGTCTGACGTTCTACGACCTGGAAGCCGGTGCGAAGCTGCTGTACCCGGTGCTCACCCCGCTGCGCAACATGATCCCGCGCGTTTCCGGCAAGGGCGGTATCCAGGCCAACTGGCGCGCTATCACGGGCATCAACATCGGCCAACTGTCGGCAGGCGTGTCGCAAGGCAATCGTGGCGGCGCCGTCGTGCACACGACCAAGGACTATATCGCGGCATACCGTGGTCTGGGCCTGGAAGACTACGTGACGTTCGAAGCCGACTACGCTGCTGAAGGCTTCGACGACGTGAAGGCACTGGCGACCCGCACGCTGCTGGAATCGCTGATGCTGCAGGAAGAAATCGTGATCCTGGGCGGCAACAGCACGCAAATCGCGCTGGGCCAACCGGCCGCGCCGACGCTGACGGGCTCCACCACGGGCGGTACGCTGGCCGCTGCCACGTGGAGCGTGATCGTTGTGGCACTCACGCTGGAAGGCCTCAACAACGCGCAAGCCAACCCGGACGCCAACGGCTTCCCGCAGGTGCAGGGGCTCATCACCCGCAACAACACGGACGGCTCGACCGACCAGTACGGCGGCGGCAGCTCGCAGGTTTCGCCGGCCGCGACGGTCACCACCACAGGCACCACGTCGAGCATCACCGCAGTGGCAGCGCCGATTCGCGGCGCCGTGGCGTATGCGTGGTTTCTGGGTGCCGCCGGTGCTGAGCGCATGTACGGCATCACCACCACGAACAGCGTCGTGTTCACGCAGGCGTCCAACGCTTCCGCGCAACTGGCTTCGGCCATCGTCAGCGGCAACCAGGACAACAGCAAGAACGCGCTCGTGTTCGACGGTCTGCTGTCCATCGCGCTGGGCGCTGGCTCCAACGCCTACGTGAAGGACAACGCAGGCGCGCCGCTGACAGCTGACTCGGCTGGCGGCGTGGTGGAAATCGACGCCATGCTGAAGGACCGCTGGGACAACTACCGTCTGTCGCCGGATATGCTGCTGGTGTCCTCGCAAGAACAGGGCAACATCAACAAGAAGGTGCTGGCCGGCGCAACCAGCCAAGCACAGCGTTTCGTGTTCACGGTTGATCAAGCCAAGATTGCTGGCGGTACGATGGTGACGTCGTACAAGAACAAGTACAGCATGAACGGCGCAGTTGAAATCCCCATCAACCTGCACCCGAACATGCCTGCCGGCACGATCTTGGCGCTGACCACCCGCCTGCCGTACCCGATGTCCAACGTGACCAACGTGATCCAGATCCGTACTCGCCGCGAGTACTATCAGATCGAGTGGCCGCTGCGCAGCCGGAAGTACGAGTACGGCGTGTACTGCGACGAGGTGCTCCAGCACTACTTCCCGCCTTCGATGGGCGTGATCACCAACATCGCCAACGGCTAACCCGGCCGGGCTTTTAAAGGCGAGATAGCCGGGCGGCGGGAAACCTCCGCCCGGTTTTTCCAAAGTTAGTGGAGAGCACCATGGATACGATTCTCAAGGTTGTGCGCCCCGGCGTCACAAGTGTCAGCGTTCTCGGCAAGGAGTTCGTTGCCGACGATGATGGCAAGATTGTTGTCGCTGAAGAAGACAACAACTGCCTGTCCGGCCTATTGGCGTCCGGCGTTGTCAAGTACGCGGAAGACGTGGAAGCGGAGGAAGAAGCCGCAGCCGCCAAGCGCAAAGCCGATTACGAAGCCGCTATCGACGCGGCTGCGCGCCAGCAGCTCGCCGACGAGGAGTTCCAAGCACGTGTCGAGGCACGCGCGCTGGAGCTGCTGGCCGCCGACGCCACGACGGAAGAAGAGAAGGAAGCGCTGAAGAAGGCGGTCGACACGGTGAACACCACCCGTCAGTCGGCCAAGAAGCGCTAACCGGAGCCGGCCATGCCGCACAGCCCGAACCCACTGGTCGACCTCACCACCCTTGCCGACGTCAAGGAGTGGCTTGGTATCAGCCCCACCAATACGGCGAACGACGATCTGCTGCAGATGATGATCACTGCTGAGAGCGCGTACATCCAGACTTGGTGCAACCGCATTCTCGTGCAACAGACCATCAACGAGACGCGGGAAGGCACGGGTTCGGGCACCATGATGTTTCGTGAGTACCCTGTAGCCGCCGTGGCCGCCGTGTACATGAACGGGACGGCCGTACCGCCCAGCCCCAACGTCGGAGGGCAGCCGCAGTATGCGTACGGGTATTACTTCACCAGCCGCAAGCTGATGCTCCGTGGCGGCGTGTGGTGCAAGGGCGAGGGCAATGTGGTGCTGACGTACACGGCGGGCTACCCGCCCAACGCCATCCCGGCTGATCTGGCGCAGGCTGCTGTGGAGTTGTCAGCATTTCGGTACAAGCAGAAGGACAGGATCAGCATCGGCGGTGGTCAGAGCATCGACGGACAGTCGGTGCAGTTCGGCGGCGCCGGCAAGGACGGAAAGAGCGGCGGCAACATGGGCGACATGCCCGAGTATGTGCAGACGCTCATTCAGAACTACAAGCGTGTCACGCATATTCTGCCATCATGAAACTGACGTACACCATCACCGGCGAAGCAGAAACGCAGCAGCGCTTTTTGAGCGTTGCCGATCGCATTCGCGAAGAGCTGGCGTTGCAGATGGAAACGACGATGGAGAACCTGCAGGACTACATCAAGCAGTCGAAGTTGAGCGGCCAGTCGGTGAACGTGCGTTCCGGCCGCCTGCGCGCCGCAGTGTCGCACCGCGTGCTGCTAGAAGGCAAGGATATCCGTGGCGAGGTGTTCATCCCGCTGTCGCAGGTGCCGTACGCCGGCGTGCTGAATGACGGTGGTCGTACGCGTCCGCACACCATTCTGCCGCGCAACCGATACTCGCTGCGGTTCATCGCGGGGGACGGCGCCACCGTGTTCGCACGCCGTGTGAACCACCCCGGCAGCCAGTTCAGCGCGCGCAACTTCATGGGCGGCGGACTTACCGATATGACGCAGCGCATTTTGAAAGATTTGCAAGAGGCGGCCGTACGCGGCTTGAAAAAGTGATGGGAACCATGCTCTGGTCTCGCGAACAAGTGTGGGCCGCCGTGTTTGCGGCGTGGAGCGCACCGTGCCTGGCTGCAGGTCTGAAGACCGCCTCCCGCGTGGTGCGCCACTACACGGAAGTGGATCAAGGCGACATGCCCTACGCCGCCCAATTGCAGAAAGGCGAGGTGTGGAAGCGCGTGCGCGGCCTGCCGCCTGCGATCGAGCTGCGGGGTGAGATCTTGATCTACACCCACAGCGAGCAGAACAATCCGGCCAATCCGCAATCTGGCATCATCAACGCTATGCTCGACATCCTCCAACAATCGTTGGGGGACGTTACTCCCGATAACAACAACACGTTGGGGCAGACTCCGGGTGTTCAGCACATCTGGATCGAGGACAACATTCAGATTTATGAAGGCATTCTCGTAAACACTTCCATCGCAATCGTACCGGTCCACATCCTGGTCGGTAGCAACATCGGCTCCTAAGGAGAAACATCATGACTCAAATCGAATTTGGCGCTGGCGTCCTGTGGGGCACCCCGCTGCTGAACCCGGACGGCTCCGTGCCGACCAACCCGACGCCGACCAAGTTCGGCATCCTGCAGGAAGTCAGTCTGAACGTCGAGTTCCAGACCAAGGAACTGTATGGCGGCCAGCAATTCCCGGCAGCCATCGGTCGTGGTCAGGGCAAGATCACCGCGTCGGCCAAGTCGGCGCAGATCATCGGCGCGCAATGGGCGCAGCTCTTCTTCGGCAAGGCATACGCAGGCGGTATGTCGATGGCCGATTTCAACGACAACACCGGGCAAGCCATTCCGGCCAGCCCGAGCACGATCACTATCACGCCGCCCGGCTCGGGCGTGTTCCAGGCTGACCTCGGTGTGGTTGGCGCCGACGGCAACCCGCTGACGAAGGTCGCTTCCGCGCCCACCACTGGTCAGTACAGCGTGAACGTCGCCACGGGCGTGTACACGTTCGCCACGGCTGACGCCGGCCAGACGGTGTTCATCAACTACCAGTACAGCCTGACCGCCGTGAATGCGCCGAAGGCCGGCAACTTCATCGTCACGAGTGACCTGATGGGTTACTCGCCGATGTTCGCCGTGGACCTGATGCTGACGTACTACGGCAAGCAGCTCACCATGCACCTGTACCAAGTCACGAGCTCGAAGCTGGCGCTGCCGGCCAAGATGGATGACTTCCTGATCCCGCAGTTCGATATGCAGGCATTCGCGGATAGCCAAAACCGCGTGGCCGCATTCTCGTTCAGCGGCGGCTAATAACAAGAACAGCCTACTTCAACCAGAGCACACCGGAGAACCATCATGACACACCTCGACACATCCGATTTTCAAGACCTGCCGGGTTCGTTCATCAAGCTCGGCAAGACTGGGCTGGTCTGCCCGGCGCTGAACTTCAAAGCGCTGAAGTCGCTGAAGCCGCAGCTCACTGTCATCCAAAGCGGCTGGGCGCTGGACGCCAACGACGAAAAGGCCGAGCAGTACATCGCGGCCGTCGTCACGGTGGTGCACGCCGCGCTGAAGCGCAACTATCCGCACATCACCGCAGAGTCGATTGAAGAGTTCGTCGATCTCCACAACGTCTCTGAAGTGACCATGGCGGTGATGGGCATTTCCGGCTTCAACCGCGAAGCGGCGGGCCAACCCGGCAGCGACGCGGGGGAGTCGACTGGGACGACCTGACGGTACAGCTTCTGCGGGAATTCAGCGGCTGGACGTGGGAGTATGTCGATGAAACAATGACTATCCCACGTCTCAACGCTGTGATGAAACAGTGGGAAGTCGTCCCACCCAAGGTTTCTCTCCTGGCCGGCATAGCTGGTTGGGATTCCAGCAAGGCAGGCGCCAAACGCAGCGGTAACGACGGGAGCGGTAAAACGAACGAAGAGAAGGTTTCTGAGTTGCTGAGTATCTTCCCTGTCTTGGGTGCCTAAAATGGCTGACGAACTGAAAGTAGGCGTAACAGTATCCCCGGAAGGGGCCGAGGCCGGCTCCAAGGCTGCGGCTGACTCTATCAAGTCGGCCGCTGATTCTATTAAGGCGTCGCTTGACAATGTTCAGGCGACCATGAACAGCCTGAATACCACGATGGCGTCTGCGTTCGCCAACGTCGGTAAGCAGGTGCAGGCGGGCGGTGCCGCAGCCGAAGAAGGCATGCGCCGCATCGAGCGGTCTGGCACTGGCGTGCGCCGTGAACTGCTGGTGCTGGCCCACGAAATTTCGCAAGGGCAGTGGACGCGGTTCGGTGGCTCGCTGATCGTGATGGGCGAGCGCATGGACTTGCTGCGCTACCTCGCCAGCCCGACCGGCGTGGCGTTCGGTCTTATCGCCGGCGCCATCGGTCTGATGGTTACCGCCGCCATCAAAGGCCACAATCAGCTAGACCAACTGAACCGAGATCTCATTCTCAGCGGCAACTACGCTGGGTTGACGGCTGACAAGTACATCCAGATGGCGCGTGCCATCCAGTCCGGTGTAGGTGGCGGCGTAATCGACGCACAAAAGGCGCTGAGCGCGACCGCAGCCACGGGGGTGTTCGGGCCGAACACCGTGCAGTCGGTTGCATCTGCGGTGGACAAGATCGCTCAGCTCAGCGGGCAGACTGCTGACAAGGTAGCGGCTGACTTCGCTAAGATGGAGAACGGCGTCACCAAGTGGGCCGAAACTTCCAAGATCGCGCTGAACAACCTGACTGTCAGCGATCAGCAGTACATCCGCTCGCTGGAGCAGCACGGCAAGGCGCAGGAGGCGATGGCCTTCGCGGCTGATCGCATCAACGCCAAGCTGAAGGACACCGCTACTCAACTCGGCTACCTGCCGGGGCTGCTGAAAACCGTCAGCACAGCATGGCAAGAATTCTGGAACGCGGCCATGGACCTAGGCCGCCCCACCACGCCTGAGCAGCGCCTCGCGACGCTGAACAAGCAACTGTCGGAGCTGCGTGGCCATGCGTTTGCACAGCCGGGCGGCCTGCTCAGTGCCGGGTATGACAAGATGGCTAGCGAGGCCGCCAACCTGCAGGAGGAAATTCGCCTGAAGGAGCGTTCGCTGTCGCTGGAAAACCAGAAGAACGAGGTGATCCGCAAGGGCAAGGCAGCCGATACGCTAGCCGCCAGCCTGCGTGAGCAAGCCGGTGGTGCCGAAGTAGTCAAACAGAAGATTGACGAATACCGCCGCAGCATCGCCGCACTCACGGAAGCTAAGAAATACGACAGCAATGTGCAGGTACCCAGCGCCGCCGAGCAAGCGCGTGTGGAAGCGTACATCCGCAGCCGCAACCTGAAGGCCGACAAGACCACGCCGGCCGGCGAATTCTCCGCTGCCCGCGCGCAGGCGCAGGCCGAGGTGGCGCTGCTGCGGGATAACCTGAACAACCAAGAACGCATTCTTCAGCAGTCGTACCAGAACCAGGAAATTTCCATCCGCGAATTCTACGACCGCAAGCGCAAGTTGGTCGAGGACAGTCTTGCGCTGGAGCTCCGTGTACGCCAGGAAGAGCTCGGCGCTGCCCAGCGCGCGGCAAGTGGTTCGGCCACCGCAGAGCAGCGACTGCAGGCGCAGGCCAAGATCGTTCAGGTGCAGGGCCAGATCAACTTGCTGCGCCAGCAAGAGACCAACCAGATCGCCGCGCTGAACGCCGAGGAGGCACGGTCCATCACGCAGCAAGAGAAGCGGCTGCAGACCATCCGCGCAGAAACGCAAGAGCGCCTGAACAACATGCGCATCGAGGAGCAGTTGAACCTCGTCAAGCTGGGGTTCGACAAGGGCGGCGCCGGGCGTATCTCACAAGTGGAGATGATCGAGCAGCAGAAGCAGCTCGAACTCCAGCGCACTGCCATAGCGCAGGAAGGACTCTGGGCGCGGCTAGCGATCGAAGGCCAGTCGCCTGTTGAGGTGGCCAAGATCCTGTCGCAGATTGAAATTGAACAGGAGCAGCACACCAACAAGATGAAGCAGCTCGCCGCGCAGCAGGCGGAGGCGTACTACAAGCCGTTCCAGGACGCGGCCAACGTGCTGCAGAGCAGCTTCTCTAATTTGTTCAGTACGCTGGGCGACCGTACGAAGACACTGAGCCAGAAATTCATGGCGTTCTTCGACAGTATTGCACAGGGGTTGGCCCGTATCGGCGCCAACCTTATCGCTCAGAACTTGTTTGGCGGTGGCACCGGCACAGGTGGCAACAGCGGGGGCGGCTTGCTGGGTGGCCTGTTCGGTTCCATCATGGGTATGGTGGCGTCTTACGACGTGGGTACTGAGTACGTACCGAAGACCGGGCTGGCGCTCATCCACGAAGGTGAGCGCATCGTGCCGGCACGCGACAACGCCAGCGGCAATTTCGGCAAAGGCATGACGGTGCAGAATCAGTTTGTTGTGAATGGTCCGATCGATAACCGGACGCAAGCGCAGATTGCCGCAATGGTGGCGAGCGCAAGCTCCCGAGCACTGCGTAGGAATGGATAATGGCAACCTTCCTTGAAACCCCACGATTCCCGGACGACATCGCCTTTTGGGCGCAGGGCGGTGCGCGGTACAACACGATCGTGACCACCAGCACCAGCGGGCGTGAAAAGCGGAATGGCCTGTGGCAGTACTCGCTCGGTATGTGGTCCATCCAGAACGTGAGCCGTACGGTAGCGGTGCCGCAGGCGTATAACATCGCGCAGATTCGCAATTTCTTCCGCGCGATGAAAGGGCAGTTGTTCGGCTTCCGCTTCCGGGATTGGACTGACTATCAAGACGACGGCGCCGGCTTCCTGGGTTCGGCGTTCACCGGGTACTCTACAGTTCCCGTGGCCGGCGGCAACGGCACCGCGTCGTACCAGATGTACAAG